TCGCGTGAAACTGGTAGATATCGATTTTGATGAGGAAACAGCAGCCGTTGCGAAGTACAAGGTCACAACATTGCCCACGTGCATTTTGGTGAAGGTCAACGCCAAGAATGAGGCAGTTGTGATCCGCAGAAAGACAGGAACATTGACCACAACGCAGCTGGTTGAACTGGTACAGCCAGCCAAATCAACGGAGTGAGGAGCGTCGCGTGTATATTTCTATCGATGTGTCGCCAGGGGAACTGCTCGACAAGATCACAATCCTGGAGATCAAAACGCAGCGGATTACTGATCCGCAGAAGTTGAAGCACGTAAAGCAGATGCTGGACATGCTTCAACGGTCACGGACCGGTGTGCTTCCGACCAACGGACAGATCACCACGTTGGAGAAGAAGTTACTGCAGATCAACTCCAGACTCTGGGACATCGAAGACATCATTCGCGGTCATGAACGGGTCGGTGATTTTGGTGAAGTGTTCGTGAGTCTGGCAAGATCGGTTTACCGACTTAACGACGAACGGGCTGCTGTGAAGCGGAAGATTGACCTGGCCCTTGGGGCTACCTACCTGGAAGAGAAGGCATATAGTGACGCGTAACGCGGGTTGACAGCCGCGATGCTTGATACCCACAATGGTGCATTCACAGTCCGTGAAACTGACCACAATCTGTTTGAGGAGCGTAAAAATGCGTCTGTTGACCGCAGCCACCATCACTATCATTTTGGGTCTGTTGGCCGTCTCGATGTCTGCTGTGTGCTCGGCGGAGTCTACGCCGACGCCAGTCGATGTTTCTGATGCGGCAGGGACCGCAAGGCCCCTACCGACACCGCAACCAGAGGCAGATGTGCCTTCTGAAGTGCAGATTGTGCCTGCGTTCGAACCTGGCACCGTGATCGTTGAACCGACGGGCAGAGCGAAACAATTGGCATGTGCGATCACCGAAAGGGTTAAAGCCAAGTACCCGAACTGCGACGTACAAACGACCGTTTGCGAACAGAAAAGAAAGACACGGGTACGGCTTGTGATGGCCTACCCCGGTGCCGACCCTGTATTACTGACGTACGTCTCGAATTGCTCGATCAATTCGCAGTTTCGGGTAAGTCCGTCACAGTTCACGGAGTTGGCTGATCCCGATAAGCATGAGATACGCCCTAACCTGGAAGACCAGCTCGTAACATTGATTTGTGCGGACTGGACCCAGTTGAATCACGACTGGACAGACACCGTGGCTGTGGTACCTAAAAAGTACGCTGTCACGGTGCATGACAAGACTGTCGATATCAGTTATGACGTACGCCAGGTACTGAAGTACAACCAGGTACTCGTGAGCAAGCGACGACTGGATCTACGTCGAGTGGCCACACGCTGACTGCATCTGTACCCCGCCGACAACAGTGTCGGCGGGTTCTTGTTCGACACGGAGCGTCATCATGACACCTGCAGACTTTGGCACAAAGATAGCCTACGTGCAGCTGACGCCGAGTAAACCAGTTGCGTCCGCCAAGAAGGCGACTGTACCTGCAAAAACACCGGCCTCTCCGGCACCGCCTGCGGCGGCACCAACGCAGTGGGTAATGCGAGCGGCCCCTTCCGTACCGAACCCGATCGCACCGCCACCCAAGCCTACAAAGATCCAGTCGCCGACGGTAAAGTCGGCTGAATGTGCGAAGGCACCCAACTACACGGCCATGGGTAAAGGCGGACGACGGGTGATGCCACAGCCGCACGCGAAACGGACGATCCGTGTGCAGACACAACGAACCGCGCAGTCGCCTGTCGACTTCGGGAAAGCGATCGCGGAAAACAATTGAAAGCAGCTGCAGTGAAAAAATTTTCATTTCCGCAGATCTCCATCAAGCCCCCAGTTGTAAATCACGAACCGGTGTTGGAACTCGCCGCACAGGCAGATCTGACACCGGTCGTTGCGTTGGGTGACATCGAACTGGATCCAGAGATCGAAGTGTTCCTGATCATGGAAGCGGACGCAGATACTGCCGAAGCGGTACGAACACTGCAGCAACTGCGAATCCCACATACGGTTGTCGTTATCGAAGAAGCAGCGTTACCTGCCGATCATCCGGAACTGTTGTTTGAACGGGAGAAGCATGTACGGGCTTACGCCGAAAGGCAGTATCGTAAATTTCATACCCACCAATCCGTACTGAGGTGTGCATGCTCCGAAAAGACGACGTTGATTCTAACTCCGTATTTCACGCGGATACCGGATATCGACCGTAACGAAATTCTGCAGCACATCAATGCAGCCCCGCGTTTCCTGCAGACTACGCATCGCCCTTATGACGCAGTCAGCTTGTGCAGTTGCTTTCAGTCGCAGCCTTGTCATTCGATCACCCGCTACCTTCGGGAATACGCAGAGCTGACAACGATCAAACAGGTGGACCCGATTGCCGTCGAGACCCTTCGTCCGATTATGACGGGTTTTGACGGACGGTACCGAGAATACAATATGAAGTGGCATCTCGGATGTGCCGCTTACATTATTGGTGAGGTGGGGCGGCGTAAATGGCAGGTGGCAGGTCACGGTTACGGGATGCCAGTGGATTTGTTCCTGGTGAATGAGTTGAACACGCTGGTGATGCAAAATACGATCTTCCAAGCGATCCCTGTAGATCTGGACATGCTGACTCAACTAACGGACGAGTGATGAACCCTGCCACGACCGTTACTGGTGTCTTGATCACCGGTAAAACTGACGAACGGTTCCCGTTGGCGAAGCGGGCGGTACATGCCTGGCAGCGACAGTTATTCAATTCCAGGCATGAATTGCTGGTTATCAATGATCATCCGTATCAGGCGTTGTTCCCAGCCGGAACGCCCGTCGGCATTCGCGAGATTCGTGTACCTGGGCCTCTGTCATTGGGTGCATTACGGAACATCGGGATTGCGGAGGCTCGCAGCGACTACCTCGTACAGTGGGATGACGATGATTTCTCTCATCCTTCCCGGTTACTGTGGCAGATGGAGCATACAAAAACAGGACGAGCGTCAATCCTGAAATATGAGGTGCATTGTGATCTCACAGGTAAGCATCCGGCATTCGTAAACAATGGACAGGTGTGTCGTTGTCGAGGCTTCGCCGGAACGATGTTGTGGCCTCGTTCAGTCAGTTGTCGTTTTCCGGATAAGGGCCGACACGAAGACACGGAATTTGTGCTGCAACTGCAAAAAAACTGTGGTGTGGATGTTTTGGAGAATGATCCGACCATGTACTGTCGGTTCTTTCACGGTTACAACACGTGGACACAGGACCACATCATGAAACCGAAGCCCGGTTCACGAAAGATGTCCGCCGCGGAACAGCGGTACATCCAGCAGTTGGTGGGACAGACCACCGAATTCCTTGCCCAGGAGAAGCAGCGCTGTGTTGAGAAAAATTGAGGCCGGTATTGTCGGTGAAGCACAGCATCGCAGCGGGTGGCCCTACTGTCTGGAGCAGTTAAAGCCATTGTTCAACCCGCAGTCACCTGTGTTATTTGACGACTTCATTGAGCGGACATTCTTGTATCGCAAGAGCAAGTTTAACCGTGTCTATAAGGAGCCCTGGATCGGGGTGATGCATCATCCTCCGGATCTACCAAGCTGGTACATGCAATACATGACAATGAGCGCCTTGTTTCGGAATACCTGCTGGCAGCAAAGTCTGGACAAACTCAAGCTGCTGATTGTCCTCAGTGACAATGTGAAACAGTGGTGGAAGATGCAGCATCCGCATATTCCTTGCGTGGTCATCAAACACCCGACAGGAAAACCGTTATTGGAATGGTCTCCGGCGGCATACCAATCGCACCCAAAACCGATTCTGATGCAGGTAGGCTGGTTTCTGCGAAACCCATTCGCCATCTCGCAGGTCGAGGTGGGCGATCGGTTTCACAAAATCAAATTGATTGCGTCTGACATGGATAATTACGTTCTACCTCAGTGCCGAAAGTATTACGCGGAGCATCACCCGGACCGGCAGAAGCACAATGACGTGCAGCTCATAGGATGGGTCCCTCACGACGAGTACGATGTACGCATGTCTGAAGCTGTCGTATTGATGGAGGTGATATCTGCAGCGGCCAACAATACCGTGGTTGAATGCATCATCAGGAACACACCCCTGTGCATCAATCGGCACCCTGGACCTGCCTGCTATCTCGGGAACGACTACCCGTTGTTCTATGATGACTTTGACGAAATCAACGATCTTCTTACAATCGAAAACATTCTTGCCGCCCATCAGTATCTGAAGAAGATGGACAAATGGTGGATCACCGGTGAGATGTTCAGAGAGCAGTTGCAGGCAGCGTGCATGCAATTCGTACCAGAGTGTCGGGTACCATTGACGTTACCCGTGCAGGAGCATTGACGTGGAAAACACAGGGACTGTGAAGCAGCTGAGCGAACGCGGTTATGGATTCATCGCTCGCGGTGAAGAAAAGGATTTGTTCTTTCACGTCACCGGCATGCAGGTAAAGGGGGCCTTCGACGCCTTGTCGCTGGGTGACAAGGTTCGATTCGAGATCGATAACAGTGGTGACAAACCACGGGGTATCGAAGTCTGCAAGATCGACTGATTTGGTGTGGGTTGGCGGTTGAAGCTGTGACGCATTATCCTATGGGTATCCCGGTTATCGCCGCGAATCTCATGGAGGAGGCGTCATGGCTACAACGATCGCTGAAAAACTTGCATCGCAGCTGCTCTGTAAGTTGGATATTACGCAAAGCGATTTCGTTCGTGGCTTCCTGATGAAGTGTGCGTCTGTAGAATACAACGCAAGCGACACCGTCCGAGCCATCAACGATGCAGTCAGTATCAGTCCGCACATCAGCCACGAGTTTGAGGTTTGCGGTTTCGAGAAGACGAGCAGTCGTTTGTTTGGGAGTGCTCCGAAGGCACCGGGAGCCCCGGCTGCTCCGATTAAAGCACCCGCAGCCGCTGCCGCCCCGGCGGCACCGTTCAAACCTGTGGGTTCGCTGTTCGGTAAAGGTCCACGACCGACCCCGCCAAAGATGCCAGCGACGTTTAACCCCGGCGGCGATAGCCCGTCGCCTTCAATGTTGGGTAGTGCTGCTCGTGGCTTGGGGCAGGGGGCCTTGAACGTGTTCAACGTACCTTGGGGTATGGCCAAGGGTGTAGCCGGTCGAACGCTGCAGGGTGTCGGTGCCGCCGCAAAACCGCTGGCATGGGCAACCGACACATTAGGCATCACACAGCACGCGACGCCAGCTGTGGGTGCATTTACAGACAGTCTGGCGGGTGATGCAGCGGCGGGTTTTGCAGACGTAGGTAAGGCCTTCAACCCTGCTGAAGCTGCGTTGCCAGGTAGCCACAATACCGCCCGTGTACATCAGCATCAGCAAGAGATGCTCAGTCGCGGACAGAACTGGTCATCTGGTTTTACCGGTGCTTTTGACAACGGCGGAAAGATGCTGACCAACATGCTACTTGGTGGCGGCGTTCTTGGTGCTGCAAGCAAGCTCGGACCTGTCAGTAACATGCTGCAGAAGGCGGCTCCGGTTATGGACAAAGTCGGACCGTTGCTGAATTATGGTGGACAGACGCTAGGGGCCGGGGCAGCGCAGTGGGCGGCACAGCCTGTCGCTGCCGAATCCGCAACGCCACCAGTCGCCACGCAAGAGAACCCGGTTGTAACCGATCAGCAACCTCCCGAGATGCAGCCCAGTGTGTCTGCCGCACCGGGAGCAGCCCCACCCGCTCCAACCGCACCGCCGCCGTCGCCAGAGGCACAACCTGCGGCAGCAGGCCAGCAACCGGCACCACAACCGGCGAGTCTGCTGACGCAGACACCAGAGTACAAAGAAGTCAGTACGTTGGTGCAGAATGATCCAGAAACAGCGACGCAGCTCGGGCAGCAGGCCGTAGGGCAGATCAAGCAATCGCTGGACACTCCGGAAGGGGCCGCTGAACTAGGAGCATTGAAAAACACTGGGAAGCTCAGCCCTGACGGGCAACAAAAAGCCATGACGGCTTTGACCGAGAACGGGTATGACTGGGACCATGCTCAAAATACCATCATGAACATGGATGGCTGGGAGCAGCTCGGCCTCTGGGGCGGGTTGTCATTGACGGCCTTGGGGCTCTTGCATGCATTGGGCGGCGAAGGCGGCGTAGGGTCACTACTGATTGGTATGCTGGGTCTTGGCGCGGCCGGATTTACGGCAGCCAAGACGGGCCTGCTCGATCAGGGTAGCCAGGACATGGCAAACAGCATGCAAACTGCTGTGATGGGTGAACCTTCAGCAGCTCCTCCAGCTACCCCTGCCGCACCTCCGGCTGCCGCCTCTGCCGGGGCACCCGGTATGATCGATCAGTTGAAGACGAAGGCGGTAGATACCTGGAACAATGCGAAGCCAAAATTACAGGCTGGTGCGTTCGAAGCGATCAAGCCACAGATTCCGTCAATGATCGACAAAATGCCAGATCAACCAGATCCGACTACGGCCAAAATGCTGTTGTCGCTTGTGCCGCCAGACGCCGCTGCGGAGTTAGACATGGCGATCGGGCACGGCGGAGCGGGCAATGCGATTGCGAGCTTCTTGGGCGACTTCGGAAATACCACACAGAAACGCATGACTGAACGTCTGGGTACCACACCGGAGCAAAATGATAAGCTGCTCCGCCAGTGGGCCTACGCACGAAAGACTGGTCAATAACCTCAGTCTGTCTTAGAATGCGACCGCACCCTGTGACTGAGTCGTAACGCCGACTGGTTAGGGACCCCTGAAAACTATGGGATTGGTTGATGGGGTCGTGAGTGTCTTGCCAGATAAAATCGAACCGCAAGGCAATGGAGGTCAGATGGATGCGTTCTTGATGCCATCTACAAAGACTGTGAACACGGTCATTGGCGCCCGGCGATAGGGGATGCTGGGACGGTCACAGGGTGTTTCAGCTTTCACAAGGATGTGACAACATGAAGCGTCGTATTTTGTTGATTTCAGCAGACAAGGCAGAACGCACGCTTGTCACGACGCAACTACAGTCTCGCTTCCGTGCTCTCGACGTGTTTACCGCTGAGACATTGAACAAAGCCCATCAGACGTTCATCGAACACGGCTGCGACATCATACTCAGCAGCCTGCATCTACCTGATGGCGAGTCACCGCCGAACGTAGCGCATTCCCTGATGGCTATGGCACACTCGGTGCCTGTGATCGTACTTACGAAGCTGACGCATACGGATGATGATGTGCTGGATGTCCTGACGATTGGTGTCCGTCACGTCCTCTTTTGTGAAGATCTGAAATCAGAGCCCGTCACGCTGATCAACGCCGTGATCGAAGGACTTCAGGAGGTGAATGCCCGAGAGGCGCAGTTCGCTGGTTTCGGTGAGCGGTTGCAGATGCTGTCGCAGAAGGTGTATGACGTAGACAACCGCATGGCCACCACAGAAGGACTACTGAGCAAATTGACCACGAGCATCAACACATTGGTGGCCAGTATTGATCGACGCGGTGGACTGGAAGATCGCGTAGTTAAACTGGAAAACACGCATGCTACTGCGATCAAGTTTGGGCTGTGGTTTGCAGGCATCTGCGGTACGGTGATTGCTGGGCTGATCGTGCATATGCTGGACATATTCAAGAAGTGATGGTGAGTAATGGGTGACCCGGTTCGTACGTATGCCCTGAAAGGCAAGCTGGCCATTTCTCGAAGTGGCTGGCTGTTGTTGCTTGTACCGAACGCCATTGGGAACGGGTTGTTCCAAGCACTCAGTGAACACAACATCGAACAGCCTGTGCAGGAAAGCACAGGGCAATACAACGCTCACGTCTCAGTCATGCGACCGGAAGAAGTTGAACAGGCGGGTGGGCCTGACGCAATCAAGGCCCGCGGACAGACTGTGGGATTCAACCTCGGCGGTGTGACCGAGATTGCCAATCCCGGCTCGTGGTCAGAGGTCTCGAAGTGCTGGGTGATCGGGGTGCAATCCCCGGAGTTGATGCAGATCCGCCGGGCAGCAGGTTTGGGCGAACCAAAATACCCGTTCCATATGACGTTCGCCATCCGCAAAAAGCGGACAGCCAAACAGGCGTCCTACGTCTACCAGGAGAAAGCGGCGGCCACAAACACGACTATCAAGGAATCGCCGATTGAAGGGAAGGGGCTTTTCGCCACCAAGAATTTTCAAGCAGGTGACGTGATCAATTCACGCTTCATGGTGCGTTGGCACGACAACGGCAAAGACTACTGGGATCAGAGCGAGGAATGCCGTTATGTGAACCATAGCGAGAATCCGAACTGCACGTTGAATACTGGCGAAGAGTATGTACAACTGGTGGCGTTGGACAACATCGTCAGCGGTACAGAGCTGACTACCGATTACGCAGAATGTCTACCTGTTCTTGGCAAAGATGCCACTTTCACTTATCGTGGTAAACCATACGACGGGTCCAGCTCGACGAAGAAGCAAGCCAGTTCAAACCGCTCAAGAGCCACCGACGTGATCCTTCGCAACCTGTATTGTGCTGACTAGGGGTGAACTGTGGATGTCCTCGGCAGCCTTCAGCGATTGAGTGAACTGGCACCCTGGAAGCAGGTCCCAGAACTGGTACGCACACGATACAAGGAGGCGTCGGCAATCCAGCGGGACGTGACACGGCTGGTAAAAGCACTGCCCGCGATGGCGTCTGGTTACGGCCACGTCTACTGGAACCCCAAAGAGAAAAGCCTGTGGGGTGTTGTTGGTGACAGTGACGAAGTGCAGGATGTCCAGCGATTCGAGAATGCACTCAATGCTGTTCACGGGGTAGCCAATGTCCGTGTGGAGTCAGAACACGGACCATTCGACGACCCGAACTGGATTCGGATCAAGCGATCGTCAGCGCTGTCGTGGCTCAACGAACCATATCGGGTGGCGGGCTCGTTGCTGAGTGGTCCGTCACCGTTGTCGAACTCGATCGTCTCGGGGTTACTGGGTAGCGGGGCAGGGTATACCGTTGGTACCGTGGCCGAGAATATGCTGCCTGAGCGATACGTTGAACGTGGTAAGTTACGTCGCAATCTGGCAATGTTGGGTGGTGCTGCTGGTGTGGCTGCTCACGTACCAGCCGCGATGGCAAACGCCCAGATGAACCGGAAAGCCACTGGTGACCCACACTGGCAGCGTTCGATTATGGGATCTGATGCCGATCAGCAGCTGGCCCCAAATGAGTCCGACTGGCAGAACCATTATCAGGCAGGTCATTTCAAACAATCGGTGGCTGCACGTTTGGAATTGGCGAAGAAACATTTGCCAATCCCTGCGGAGTCCACATTACGGATGATTGAAGAGTTCACGAAGAAAGCCAGCGGGTACATGACGATGGATTCGGACGTACTGCGACCGGTACCTGTGGACGCATTCAACAATGCTATCTGGAACGACGTGCATAACGGTGTTCATTCATCACAGTCCAACCCTTACGGGACACGGAGCCCATACGGCGACAACAGCGAATCATTTCGGACACCTGCAATCAATGCGGCGGCAGCTGTTGGGTTGGTTACTGGTGTGCAGCAGATGTATGGCGGGTCGTCTGTCCTTTCGCCGAAGCACTTTGTCAAAGGACTGGCTGCCGCAGGTGTGGACGCCGCGACCGCACATATCGCCGGGGGTGTACTCGGGGCTCTCGGCGGACTGACACCGGAAGCTCAGCAGCAGCTGCAGCAAATGGGGCTGTGGAGTGGTATGATTCGCGGCGTAACCAGTTCTGTTCTTGGGTTGTAGCGAGGAAGCAATGGCGATTGACACGGATGCAAAGACCTTGAGCTGGTTACGGCGGTTTGGCTACCTGACCAGTGACACGCCAACTCCAGCACAACTGGAAGCGGCAGTCGTCAAGATGCAAGAGATCTATGGTTTGACTACTGATGGCTGGGCCGGTCCGGTTACACGTAAAGCCATGAATATGTTTCGCTGTTCGCAGCGCGATGCAAACATTCTCATGGTAACCAATCCAAATGCGGTTACCGATGTGACGACACGATGGCAGAAAACCGAGATCACATACGCTGTCGATCCCGGGATGATCTTGGCAGACAACAGGGCGGAGTGTCTTAGTATCATCCGTGCCGGGTTCAACTATTTCGCACCACTGACTGGGCTGACGTTCAACGAAGAGGATGACTACGACGCTGCTGACATCAAGATTACGGCAGAGACGAAAGCGTCGGGTATGGACGGCGTCGGTAACATCCTGGCACTGTCTGGTATGCCCAACGGGATAACTGATCGTCCGTTACGGACAATCTTCGACAAGGACGAACCGTGGCAGCTGCAACCCAATGGTCCGGGAATCATATTCCAGGCAGTCTGGATGCATGAGCTGGGGCACCTTCTCGGATTATCCCACAGCAGTAGTCCGGATGACCTGATGTCGCCGTACTACTCACCCACCATGCTGTTTCCGCAAAAGCACGACAAACAAAGACTTGCTCTGCTTTACGGGATCCCGTATGTCGAGGGGTCTGACAACGTACAGCTACCTGTAGGGGCCTACTCCACCAGTGGTATATTTGTGGTTCGCCACGATGGCGGAATTGCCATAAATCTGCGGGAGATTGTGCCCACAACCTGATGTCGATAGCATAGGTCGGGCTTCAGCAGTGTTGCGATTACAAGGATGAACGCATCATGGTTGATAAAGACCGCCCAATTGCAAAATTTATTGTGTCGCACGTACGCGTCAAATCCCCAAAGAAAAAGGTGGATTTTCGCGATCAAGTGGTGGCCTGGGGTACCAGTGCGATCGCAACGTTGGTGGCTTTTTCCTCTTCGCTCATCAAACTGATCAGCAGTATGCTGGATGCAATTGCTGATTACTTGTTACCGTACCTGCAACAGGTTCCGCGACAAGATCGACCGGCGTGGTTGGCAGTCGCAGCTTTTATCGGTATGGGGTTGATTGTACTGAACAAGCGACGGCTCTCTGGGCCGTACAACTTGCCTCCAGCTCAGCCGCCTGCCGGTACTCCCGTTCAACCGCCGCCACCAGCGGGTACGGCGGACACTTCGAAATCAGCATTTTGAAAGGTGTGTCATGTCTTTTCCAATGATTTTGGCCGCAGACGATCAGATGAGTGCTTTCCTGGGTTCTGGGTTCTTCAAAAGTCTGCTCACCGGGGCACTGGTGATCATCGCCATCATGTGGCTGGTTGCACCAACCGTCGCAATGATGCTCAAGAACAAGTTCACCACATTCATCTCCGCCCAGCTCAAGTCACTCCTTGGTCTCGAGGCGAACGCAGCAGTACCGAGCATCGGGGCGCTGCTGGCTCCGAAAGTCGACCCGGCTACGCCAGTCACCGTGCAGATTACACCGGATATCAACAAGGTCGTTACGGAACGGGCTGCAGAACTCAAGACCGCTTGCCCGATGGCTCCGTCGGATCTACTGTTGAAGTGGTTGTCACAGGGTTACGACTCCAGCAAGGCCCAGGCCGACTACATCAGTGTGCTGGAAGCGAAGATCAGCAGCGGCACCGGGACTGTGCCAAGTGCGACTACGTCGTCCTCTCCAACGGCGTAGTCGTGCCAACAGCTTCGTGGTTTTGATGAGGGTGTAGATCGTGAACAATAAACTCGTTGCCGTTCTGTTTTTGGCTGCCGCCTACTGGATCAACACGTCCGGAAGTGGCGGCGGCATTTTACCGATCGGCGACGATTCACCAGTCCCCGGGACTGGTTTCCACGTTCTCATCGTAGAGGATCGTCCGAACCGGCAGAAACTGCCACCAGAGAAGTTTGACGCCATCATGTCGATCGAGATCGACGACATCATCAAGAAGGCCGGTGGTCGGAAGTATCTTTACGACCAGAGTCAGGACGTTAGCAACAAAAAAGACCCCTGGATTACGGCGGCCATGAAGGTACCCCGTAAATCACTGCCGTGGGCAGTCATTGACAATGACGGGCGGGGTACGTCAGCAGCCGTAGAAGGAAAAGCAGAGTTTCAAAAACTTGTGCAGGAGTACGCAAAATAAAGCGTACGAAACAGGGAGGTTGAGATGCCGTCGAACATTGGAAGTATGCCCGTCATTGATGACAACAACAGCCAGCAGTTCATCAATCCGATAATTGACGGGCATCAGCGGATGTGTTCGCTGATGCCTCGTGACATGATCAAGTACCCGCAAGGGGGCTGTGGATTCGCGGCCCTACGTCCGTTTAACACCTACACCAAGGCAGAACTGCTACAACGCATCCGTGAAAAGGAAGCGGCCAAGTCGGGGCTCAAACACATCCTCGACGCTAAGGGTGTGCCTGTGAAAGATCAGGACGGTATCCCGTACTGCTGGATCTACTCCACAGTCCACACTGTCGAGATCGCCTACGTCGTACAGGGTGACAACGAGGTTTACATTCCGTTGTCGGCGACGGCGGCTGGTACGATTATCACCGGCGGGGTCAGCCGCGGCGGGTACGGCGCTGAGGCAATTGACTTCCTGTCCAAACACGGTGTCTGTCGAGAGATCGATTGGCCGGAACACCAGATCAATCTGCGTCGGCGTACGCCACAAATTGACGCGATGGCGAAGAACAGCATCATCACCGACTGGGGTGAACTCCCCAGCGGTGACTTGAATCAGTTGGCAGCTGCCGTGCTGAACAACTTTCCTGTCACGATTGGTCTGCCGTGGTGGGGGCATCAGGTCACAATCATCGACCTGGTTATTCTGCCTGGCGACGTGATCGGATTTGTGTTCAACAACAGCTGGGGGATGTCGTGGGGTGATCGTGGTCGTGGTATTCTGACCCCGAACAAGGCTCACGGCGATATGTTCTACCCGATTTCGGTACGTCCTCGCTCCGAAGACGTACGCACACTTGGTCCTCTGATTGCGGCGTAACGCAACAGCTTTGAAGGCATGAAATCATGAAGACGAATCCCATGACGGTTATCATCGTCTGCCTGGCAATTGTCTGGTGGGTGAACAGTAGCGGGAACACGATGCCCATCGTGGCCCAGGCTGCAGAGTCTGCAGCACCAGCAGTCGAATCGGAATCGACGGTTGATTATGGTGACGTACCGGCGACAGGGGCTGTGGGTGCTACGCCTGTGATCGACGGTGTAGGTGACCTGGCTAAAGCCCAGCCTGACGCGTTCGGCGATGTACCAGCTCCGCCAGAAGCCGGTTCCGCGTTTGCCAACATCCCGCCGGGTGTCGCGTCGACACCACCGGCGTCAGACTGGGTCAATAACGTCGTGCCCGTCTTGAGTAACAACTCAGGAACGTGTGCAGTAGCAGTTGGTCCCGAGACGCTGCTGGGTGTCTACCACGGGGTCAAGTACAACCGGGCACGTGTAACGCTCAACGGGGCGGAGGTGATTACGGCTGTGCAGCATCCACCCGGTGTCAATGATTACGACCATGATGCGGCATTGCTGAAGATCCCCAACGGAAAACTGTCGTTTATGCCGACACGGGCACCGATGTACTACGAGCCTGTTACCGTTTACGGATTGGCCACCAAAACAAAGATGCGTGGCTTCGTGTCCGCTTATCGCTACGTCAGCTTGCTTCCCGAAACGCCGGGCGTGCGTAGCGGTGATTCTGGCGGAGCCGTAGTGGCCGACGATGGTTGTCTGGTCGGGGTTATCAGCGGTCTCGTCAAGGGCTTTGACGGGCTACCAGATAACCCCAGGATTGTGTCGTTCACCCGCGCCGATTACGTGATGCCCTATCTTCCACGTAGCGGAATGTCAGCAGCTAACCAGTCAATTCCTAACCCGGTGGGACCTGTGGACGGGCCAGCGTTCCCAGACACCCAACCAGCGGTAAATAAGAACCAGTCAGCCAACGTTCCTTCATACAGTTACCAGTGGCAATGGCAGGGGTATGGCTCTCCTCGCCGCCGCATGTTCCGGTAACTGTCTCTTTTCCGTCGCCTGTTCGAGGATAAATCATGGACTCCAGTGGAGCAACAAAAGTGGGTGATGTCGATACTGCACGTATCGGCGTAGTGGCGATTGTGGCGATCGTCGTCGCAATTGTGGTGACGTGGAAGGTGGCGATCTATTACACCGACAACGAACGTACACGTACGCTGTACGCTTCTGCCCTCACACGAATCACTGACCTGGAAAAGGAAGTCGCTCGCTGTTCGGGCGGTCCTGTTCCTGGTTGGCGACCAGGTACACCGATCGGGCGACCTGCAGGTGCAGCACCCGAACCGACACCCGTCGGTAGCGAACCCAAGTAAACCCAGGACGTACTGCCATGGACAGCTCACAGAAGCAACCGTTCGACATCATGCGGGTCATTATCATCGGACTGTTGCTGTACGTGGGTAACGCCCTGACCAGTTATGCCCCGATGGTCCCCAAGGCTGTCACATTCATGGATGATGTCCATGCACTGCGGCAGAAGTCTGCAGACTGGGAGCAGACAGCAGCCAGTATCCAGAAGTCACTATCCGTCATCGAAAAGCTGGCATCCTACTTCGAGCGGGAGGCTAGGCGGGAGGGTAAGACATGGCCGAAGTAGCAGAAGAGCCGGATGTACGGGCCTGGGCAGATCAATACATCGCGAACTATCGAGCCCGCATGAATGCAGAGCGTGCTCGCGGTGTCCGTCCCGCAAGGCCGAATCGTGATGAAGTGAAGCGAGCGGTGGCTGCCAGATTTCTGAATGGTGACGGGCGTGGCGGATCTGTTCTGACATGGATCCGCATCCTGTACTGGGTGATGATCATTATGGCTGCCCTTTAATCAAAAGCCCTGTCCTATCGACAGGGCTTTTGCATTGAGGTATGACTATATGCAACGATCGCAGTAGCTGCGGTCAACGAATGTCCCGCAGGAGCATGACAGATGAAACCCGCCTGGTCCCTCAGTGCAAAAACCGGCAAGGTGTACCGCTACAATCAGCTGGTACTTTTCGCCATCAATGGATTGATTTGTATCATTGATGAACGACCGGGTATCAAAGAAGGCGAACACACGATGTTGACATGCAAGGACCTGGAAGAACGGGTCAGGGCCATGAACATCGCTTACCGGGGCCAGACCCGTGTGGATCAGCCGAGACGAAACCAGGAATTGTACGACATCCGGTTGCGGGGCAGTCAGGACTGCATGGAATGCATCAAGGAAGCCAAGGCCCAGGGAGACCCTAACGAACCAAAGGTTCAGGCGTATTGGCGTCGGCACAAATCCAATTTCCGTACGATCGTATCATTCAGCAAAGCAGCTGATCCGGAGAATTATCCGGAGCTGCCGCCGCTGGACCTGGGGTCGATTACTGGACGCACCAGCGATGTGGATGCTAATCTGATGACCGCGGCAAGGGATCCGTTCGACACGGTTCCGCTGCTGTACAAGCCCCCGACGAGAAAGAATCGTTCGGGAATCGTGCTGCTCAACGATTAGTCAGCCGTAGGAGGGAATGGATGTCCCAGCTCACTCGCAACGAATGTTTTCGCCTCGGCTTCTTGCTGCGTTGTGCGGAAGAGGGTTGCGACATGGATGAAGTCGCTGAACGGGTCAAGCTGGCCCACGATCGCACCAAAATCGCAGCAGGCGGTGTGATGGATCGTGTAGCGGGGATTGTCAGTCCGCTGTGGAATACCGCCAAGACAGTGGGATATATCCCGCTGCAGTTGTCAGCATTGGGTATCGCCGGGTCAGCACTGACAGGTATGGCTGGCGGCTACGGGCTGGCAAAAATGCAAAACGAACAACTTGACCCCGAGGAAGCGAAGCAGCAGGAATTGATTAGCATCTATCGCCTGCAAGCAGACCTGGCCCGCCGTAAGGCACAGCAGCACTCGTATCGAACTGCAGTTCCCACACTACCACGTCTCATGTAGGAGATCTCGATGTCTTTCGCCGCTACGAATCGTGTTAAGGTGACCAATCAGTCGTCACAGTTCCGTAACAAGCTCGGCACCGTGCTGACCGCTGCTGCAGATACACCGTCGAACCTGAACGCTGTTCGGCTCGATGGGTACCCTGCCAATCACTCGGTGCAGCTGGCCGATGGTGATTTGCACCTGACCGGCTTTGCTTCACCTGTCACCTATGGCTGATCGCTGCCGTCGTTCTTCCGTTTCCGCCGCTCATTACACCCAGGGAGGGTTTGTCGTGGCAACTTACAACGCAGACACTGCGGTCCGCGTGGCCGATCAGAGTTCCCAGTTTCGTGGCGGTCGCGGTGTCGTCAAGACCCGTGACGGGGACAAGCACTATGTTCGTCTGGAGGGGCACCCAAACAACAGCGTACAGCTGTTCCTGGGTACGCAACTGCAGACTGACGGACGCCCCGCCCGCGTGGATTACTCGCAAGCAGAGGCATAGGTGAAGCATGCGGGTCGGCAGTCTGCAGAAGTATTATGCTGACCATGGTGGCCCCCAGCACGGGGGCCATCTGTCATGGCCAGGAACGCAAGAAGGCTTCCCGGTTCGCGGCGAGCCTGCTCATCTCCGCCAGTCAGAATATCAAGGCCTGACACACGTACTGGATTACAAGTCCGGTGCGTTTCGCATGTGGGTGCCGGAAGAGAAGGCCGCTTTTGATGATGTCATGGATCACATCGTCAATGGGTGGTACGCACAGCATAAACGCATAGACCACTTCAGTCTCGAATACGGGGCGCCATTGATCTGGCTGGAATGGCTGCAGATCTACGGCGAGATCCCCAACAGCAAAGCACCAGGAGCGCCCAATGTCGTCTAGTCCGGTGTACAACGATCCGACTTCTCAGGCAATGGCTAAAGAAGTTGCCGTCCGAAACGTGATGAAGATGCTGGGGGTTGGAGCCGCGGCAGGTGTTGGTATCCGCGGTGTCATGGGGCTGGGTGCGATGATGAGCAACCAAGATCTGCCTGTGATGCCCAGTAATAACCTGCCGCATACTTTGCGAATCCAGCGCAGGCCACAAGAGCGACAAAGCAACGGTTTGCCTGCCATGCCGAAGTTCGCAATGGCCTTGCCGCCTATGTTGCAGTCCGGGATAGATATGGCCCGGACCGGACTCAACAACGTCAGCAACAGTGTGCAGACGGCAGCGGGTAAGGCAGGTGATTTTCTGGGTAAACTCCCGGAGAAGATCGTCAAGACTGTTGCCCCGCATACACCGGATACGCATACACGGAACCCTTCGCTGGATGAATGGAGCATGCCTGCAGGGGCACTGGCGCTTGGCGGCGGTGGTTACGCCGGATACAAAGCATTGGATTGGCTGCTCGGTAAAGAGCGAAGCAGCACAGGGGCTCGCGAACTGCAGGATGCCGAGGACGAGTACCATCAAGCACTGGCCGCACAGTATCAGGCCGCCATGATGGGAAAGCAGGCTGGGGATGATCTCGGGCTGACCGCGTTGGCTGACCAGTACATCAATGACCCTGATAGTCTGAAACCGGTTGATACCGGTATGCAGAAGGAGGCGTTCCTGCCATCCATCCTGGGCAAAATTTTCCCGCAGTTGGATTCGGCTTATGCCAATATGCCGTTTGTTGGTCATGATCGCTGGCAGGCATTCAAGGGGGCGGTTAACACCGCGTCAACGGCAGCTCTGTTGGGCGCCGGAAAAGTAACGTATGATTGGGCCAAGGGGCAGAACCGACAGGAGCTGCTACGTAAAGCACTGGCTCAACGGCAAATGGCCCGCCAACGGCTTTCACCGCCACCACTCGTAGCGATCAACGAGGACGACCAGGATGGAACCTGAAAGCAGCATTCTCGGATCACTCCCTGATCCGACAACTGAACTGCCTGCGGCTCAGCATCAGCAAATTACCCCTGCGTTACCACCGGCCACTAAGCCGGTGGTACCGTCGTTTCGTAACTTCGGCGATACGCAGCGAACGCGGCAATTGATTTTTGACAACGTGCTGAAGGCCGCTCAGGAAATTGAACCTGTCCAGAACCAGCGACACAGTTTGTCGATCGAGAACCCCCGGTGGGCAGGTGCAGACAGCTATTCCATTGCTGAGCAGAAGCAAGCAATTCTCAGCCGCGGTACGCTGGGGCGAAAGCTGGTTGGTGATTTTGTCATGCGTGATCTGAACGGTGCCGAAATCGGTCGTCGCAGCACGCAGTTGGCTCGTGTCCCTTACATGACAGATAGAGGTACATTCATCGTTGGCGGCAACGAATATACGATGGCTCATCAGATGCGGCTTCGTCCTGGCGTGTTCACCCGTAAAAAGCAAAATGGGGAGCTTGAAAGCCATGTCAACGTGTCCAAAGGTGCCGGTCATCACGTCTACATCGACCCTGCCTCGGGTGTGTTTCGAATTGCCATCGGGCAAGCCAAAATCCCGCTGGTCCCACTCTTACGAGCTATGGGTGTCAGCGACGGACAGCTTCGCGAAGCCTGGGGGAATTCACTTACAGCGGTGAACATGCAGCATGCCGATCCACAGGCCATCAAAAAGCTGCACGACCGACTCTTTCGGTATGGACGTAAAAATGAAGCCGGAGAGGCAGCAGACGCCGCGGTCGCGAGGGCATTTAGCGAAATGACACTGGACCCCGAGGTGACCAAGCGAACCCTGGGGCAGCCATTTTCAAATGCCAACGCCGATATGCTACTGGCTGTGACCAAGAAACTACTGCGTGTATCTCACGGTGAAGATGAAACAGACGATCGTGACGCACTGGCCTATCAAAAGCTGGTCGGTCCGGAAGACATCTTTGCAGAGCGACTTCGACGAGCAAAGAATGTCACGCGACAGTTGCTTTGGAAAGCCTCCGCACGGGGTAATCTGGACAACATGGGATCGAATCCGTACGACGATTCGATTCGCGACGGGTTACTGGGCTCCGGACTTGGGCAACCACTCGGTGAAATCAATCCTGCCGACATCTTTGACCAACAGGTACGCGTCACACGGATGGGGCAAGGCGGTATCACCAACATGGACGCCGTGCCTGACGAGGCCCGGTCAGTTCAGCCGTCACAATTTGGGTTTGTGGACTTCCTCCGGACGCCTGAGTGCTATGATTACGAAACTGAAGTCATGACCAGGCAGGGTTGGAAATACTGGCCTGATGTTGTCGCGACTGATGAGCTGGCTTGTCAGGTTGATGGGCGGTTGGAGTATCACGTACCACACAAGCTGCATTGTTATCCGTATATCGGTGAACTTTGTGGTGTGGACACTGGTCGTATTCGGTACCTCGTAACGCCGAACCACCGGGTCTGGGTTCGCAGTTTCCATAAAACTGCTACATATCATTTCGAAGATGCCGATCGTGTAAAGAATTTCCGGAAGGTTCAATCTGGCGGCTTCCTGCCGTACATCGGCAGTGATGAGACTGTGTTCCGATTGCCGAAGGTCGCGATCGCACACAACCCGCAACAAGTTGCAATGTCAACCACGCTTAACGCTGTCGATTCAATTGATATCGACGACTGGGCTGAGTTTATGGGTTGGTGGCTGGGCGAAGGATCATCTTGTTACAAAGAAAGTGACGGCAACGGCAATGTGCTTTACCGCGTCCGTATTTCGCAAAGTCTTGAAGCTAATCCAGCGAACTACGCACAGATTGACCTGTTGCTTTCACGCTTACCGTTCAAGTCGTACAAAGACTCGGACAACTGCGGATTTACGATTCCAGGTAAACAGCTAACAGCTTACCTGCGACAGTTTGGTGGAAGTCACGAACGACACATTCCAGAATCATTGCTACGATCGCGAGTATCTGCGAGACGTAGACTGTTCGAAGCGTTACTGCTGGCTGAGGGTCGCCGTGATCGTCGCGATGTACGCACACAGTTCTGTACGACAAGCAGGCAGCTCGCAACCGATTTTCAGCGATTGGCGTTCTCACTCGGCTACTCGACGCAGTACGCATGGGAGCCTGACGACCGGGAACAATCAAATCATGGCGGGGCACATATTATCCATGTGCATAAGCTAAATGAGCATCAAGTGTTTACCAAACGATCACCGTCACAAGGTGGTTGTGGTGATCATTACCGGCAGGCGTATAACGACAATGTGTATTGTGCCACTGTCCCTGGTGGGTTGCTTTACGTGCGGCGTCAGAACGGACTTGGTCACTGGTCTGGTAATAGTGGCAAGGTCGGCGTGGACGCTCGCCTGGCCGGTGGTGCTGTCAAAGGTGATGATGGTCAGATCTATACCAAGGTCCGTATGACCGACGGCACAGAGGCCTACAAGAACCCACAGGAGATGGCTGATGCTGTCGTAGCTTTTCCGGGTGAAATCAATCAGAACTCCTCCCACGTAGCAGCACTGGTCAAGGGTAAAGTCCGAATGGTTCCCCGCGAAAGCGTGGACTTCGAGATCCCTGATATGGAGCACACGTTCTCGCCACTCGGGAACATGGTACCCAACAAGTCTGCCGTAAAGGGTCAACGCGCAGTGATGGCTGCCCGTATGATTACGCAGGCCTTGCCGCTGCGGAATGCAGAGGCCCCGCATGTACAAAGCGGCATGCCAGGGCGGACGGACCGGTCGTTTGAAGAGGAATACGCCAAGCATATGGGCGCTGTCCATGCGGACACAGCAGCCCGTATCGAAAGCGTCGACAGCGACAGCATCAACATGGTGACTGCTGATGGGCAGCGGAAGACAATCCAATTGTACAACAACTTCCCGTACAACCAGAAGACGTTCCAGCACCAGACGGCGACTGTAAAGCCAGGAGATATCGTACAACCAGGACAACTCCTGGCCCGGTCAAATTTCACAGACGCCAATGGCGTCACTGCGTTGGGACTCAATGCGCGGGTGGCCTACATTCCCTGGGGCGGGCTCAACTTCGAAGACGCCAACCTGGTCAGCGAGTCATTTGCTAAACGGGCTACGTCCGAGCATATGTACCAGCATCAGCATGAGTGGGAGAGTAACGATCAGACGGGTAAAAATGCCTTTGTCTCGATCTTCCCATCCACGTATGACAAGAAGATGCTGGAGAATTTTGATGACAGCGGTGTGATCAAACCCGGGACTACCGTGAAGCACGGAGATCCATTGATCCTGATCGCCCGGCAGAAAGAGCGGAACAAGAAATCACTGCTGCAGGGTACCAAGCCCAGCTTTCAGGATATGACGCAGACTTGGGACCATGAAGACGACGGTGTCGTTACCGATGTGGTGCATACCGATAAGGGTGTCTCCGTGGTGGTGAAGGCCAGCGTTCCGATGCAGGTCGGCGATAAGCTGTGTTTCGATGAAGACACAGAGGTACTTACACGCCGAGGCTGGATACGTGTTGGTGAACTGACATTCGATGATGAGATCTGTACGTTGCAGCGTGGTGATAACATTGTGTATCACCACCCGACGGCACTGCATCAGTACGCCGTCGGCGGAGATATGTATCGCATCAAGAGCCAACAAATTGATCAATTTGTGACTGTTGATCATGCGCAGTATGTGCAGCATCGCGGTAGCGACGACTTTGTACCAACACGTGCGTCATCTGTGCTCGGTAAACGGGTGCGATATAAGAAGAATGGTAACTGGCGAGGCAGAAGTCCTGCGTGCGTTATCATTCCTGGTGTCGACGTACGTGCGGGTCAATCCGGTAACGGTACACGTCGATTATCAGACATCACACTTACGACTGAGACATATTTGACAATTCTGGGTGCGTTCATTTCTGAAGGTAATCTTGTAGATAACCCACAGAGTGGGTCCTACGGGATTGACATCACACAGATCAAGCAGCCAAATCGATCACAGATTATGGCTGAACTCGAACGTCTCGGCATCAAGTTCAATGAACACGGTGTAGGTACAAAATTGCGTATCTACAGCAAAGTATTGTTGAAACATTTTGAACAATTTGGACGAACCGCCAGTGAGAAACATCTACCAGCGACTATCTTTGACTGGTCGAAATCTGATTTGCAGATTCTGTTCCGTTGGTTGATGTGGGGCGACGGGTATAGGCACCATACACAACGACCGGTGAACTATACGACGACATCACCGCAACTGGCGGATGACGTTCAACGCTTATGTCTGCACATTGGTTATGCAGCCAATGTGGTCAATGATATGCCCGCTACGGTACAAACAATCAAAGGTAAACAATATGAGTGTTTACCAAGATACAGTGTGCGTGTTGTGACGACTAAGCTCACACCAATGGTGAACCACGGACATACAAAAAAACAACGTGTGCAAGAGGAGTACATTGTCAAAGATTACGATCGTCCGGTGTTCTGCGTTACTGTACCTGGGCATGTGTTGTATGTACGTCGGAATGGTAAGCCTTGCTGGAGTGGCAACTGTGGTCGTTATGGCGATAAAGGTATCATTTCTCACATCATTCCTGATGATCAGATGCCTGTTGGCGCTGACGGCAAACCTTTCGAAATTTTGTTAAATCCTTTGGGCGTAATATCAAGAACCAATCCTGCACAGATGATTGAAGCCGCCCTTGGAAAGATTGCTGCTCAGCGGGGGCAGGCTTACAAGATGCCGGACTTCCAGAACCAGGACGATCTGGTCGAGTACGCACTGAGCGAACTGCAGAAGGCTGGAATGAGCGATACGGAGAGCATCACAGATCCGACCAACGATCGGAAGATTCCAGATGTATTTACCGGTAATCGCTGGTTTATGAAGCTCCATCACACCTCGGAGTCCAAGGCCCAGGGCCGCGGACTCGGAGCATACACCGCAGAAGGTGTCCCGGCGAAGGGGGGACCAGAAGGGGCTAAACGTATCGGGATGCTGGAGACGAACGCTTTGCTGTCTCACGGGGCCACAGAAGTGCTGCGTGGTGGTAGTCTGGTGCGTGGGCAGTCAAATCCACAGTTCTGGGCACAGTACATGAGCGGTTTCAAGCCGCCGACACCAGAGGTCCCTGGGGTTTACCACAAGCTGGTTAACAATCTGCGGGCGTCAGGTATAAATGTCATCCGGGACGGTACGCGGACGCATATCATGGCCCTGACAGACAAAGACATCGACCAGATGGCAAGTAACCGTGAACTTCGGAACGTGGAAACGGTCGATTGGAAGAACATGGAGCCCGTCAAGGGTGGGTTGTTCGATCAAGAGTTGACCGGTGGGCACTCGACATCAGCAGGCGGCGGTAACCGCTGGAGCTACATCAAGCTGCACGAACCGTTGCCAAGCCCCGTGATGGCGGAGCCTATTCGCCGAGTGCTTGGTATCACCGAAAAGAAGTTTGAGGATGTACTGGCCGGGCGTGAGCAGCTCAACGGTAGCACTGGTCCTGGCGCGATTGGTCACGCGTTGAAGTCCATCAACGTGGACAATGAGATCGCACGCGCCCGTGAAGAGATCAAGAGCAACAAGCGGACTGCTCGAGATGCGGCAGTCCGCCGGTTGGGTTACCTCAAGAACGCCAAGCGGTTGAATATCCATCCGGGCGACTGGATGTTGTCCAAGGTTCCTGTGTTGCCGCCCGCATTTCGACCTGTATCAACGATGGGCGCAAATAAGCTGCCACTGGTAGCCGACGCGAACTACCTGTACAAAGAACTCTGGGACGCCAATCAAAGTCTGAAAGACCTATCGTCCCACCTGGACGAGAATGACATCGGTGACGAACGATTGAACGTCTACAAGGCATTCAAGGCAGTGACGGGTCTTGGTGATCCGACGCATGCCAAGAATCAAGAACGAAAAGTGAAAGGGATCCTCCAGCATGTCTTTGGATCATCGCCCAAACTCGGACTTGTCCAACGTCGGCTCCTGGGTTCGACGACCGATCTCGTCGGTCGTGCGGTTATTGCACCTGATCCTGATCTCGATATGGACCAGGTGGGTATCCCTGAAAACCAAGCCTGGACAATCTATCGCCCAGTGCTCATCCGAAACCTTGTCCGAAAAGGCGTCCCTCGCCTGCAGGCCGCTAAAGCCGTTGAAGAGAAAACCCCGCTCGCTCGGCAGGCACTCCTCTCGGAAATGGATGAAGGCGTGGTAGTGATCAACCGGGCTCCGACGCTGCATCGTTATGGGATGATGGCAGCGAGACCCCGTCTGGTGAAAGGAAACGTACTCAAGATCAGCCCGCTTGTGGTTGGCGGTTTCGGGGCTGATTTTGATGGCGATGCCATGCAGTATCACGTCCCTGTCGGTGACGATGAGAAGAAGGAAGCCATCGAGAAGATGCTACCCAGCAGAAATCTGTTGTCGGCTGCCACGTTTAAGGTTCACATATTACCTACACAAGAGTATATTGGTGGGCTGTACGAAGCGACGGCACGTAAAGACTTGATGAACAAGCCTATCGTGTTCCGTACGAAACGTGACGCCATACGTGCCTACAAAGAAGGACGCATCAATGTCGACAGACAAATCCACATCATCGAAGACTAGCACTTGTAAATGGTGTGGTGTGAATAAGTGCCAACCGTTGGCCAGCCGTTGTCGGTCGTGTCAGGATAGGGTCAATGCCCGCCAGAAGGAGTTGCGGGCAGCAAGAACAGCAGCAGGTCTCTGTAAGTGCGGTCGCGAGTCGCCGCGAGAAGGGAAGGCTGATTGTCAGCTATGTTTTTCTGAAATGAGTGTGTCACAGAACGTCACGTATCGGAAACGCAAGCTGGCTGGTCTTTGTAGTTGTGGTGCTGAACCAGACAAAGGATACAAATCGTGCGGCATATGTCGCAACAACTGGAAACGCAAAGGCGAAGTACTTCGTAGACGCGTGTTCAATCATTACGGGCTGAAGTGCGCCTGCTGTGACGAGGAAACCTATGAGTTCTTGGAGCTTGATCACATTGATGGCGGCGGCAATGATCACAGGCGTAGTGTGGGTGCTACATACAGGTGGGTGATACGCAACAACTTCCCACCCGGCTTCCAGACATTGTGTTCCAACTGCAACCGAGCCAAGTTTCGTTACGGGGTATGCCCACACCAGAAACAGAAAAAGAAGTGACAGCTTTCGTTGCACAACCGCATTCGATAGTATTTCAGTCGACATTCGTGGCTGATCAGGAAGATTGAAACGGAGATCAATTATGGCAAGGATCAACCCAGCATTGATGGAGCTGGCCAAACACAAGACGTGGTCGTTGATTAAGTCAGCGGCTGTGCCACCCGGTGGTGCTCCGATGGATCCTGCTGCAGGCGGTGCTCCTCCGATGGATCCTTCCATGATGGGCGGTGCCCCTCCTGGCGGCGCCCCAGCAGGAATGCCCCCTGCCGGTGCCCCTCCGATGGATCCATCCATGATGGCTGGTGGCGGTGCCCCGATGGCACCTCCGATGGATCCTTCCATGATGGGTGCGCAGCCCGGAATGATGCCAGGAGCAGCCCCCCAAAAGCTGAAGCCCGAGCAAATGATGCAGATGCTCGACTTCCGCCTGTACAACATGCAGCAGCAAGTGACTGCTATTATGAATCACCTCGGCATCACCGTACCAGCTGGTGCGTTGGTAACACCTCCCGGGTCGCCCACACCGGTTGCTGAAGCTGCTTTACCGGGTGGTCCGCAAGATCCAGGCCCGCCACAGGCGGCGGGCGGTGGTGGTGATGCGGGCGGCGGGGCTTCGGCGATTTCATCGATCGCACCTATTCAAGGGGCCAGCCCGGAAACCGCGAAGCAGGCCAGTGTTTCTGTGGGTTCACCATACCGGGCAGTGGCATCAAACGATTTCTCCACAAGTGGCACGATCACGGATCGCATCGCAGCTGTCCGGGCCTTGCTGGCATTGCAGAGCTAACCCATGAAGATTCAGATCCACCGCAATCTGCGTGACGTTCAGACACTGGATGTCACGCGGGTTGTGGTGCTCGACGAATACGATAACCCTGTCGCCCTGGCCATTGCCCTAGATGACGGAATCATCCTGGCCGAGACGGCAGGTAACCCAGTCGAGTTCAATTCCTTACTGCGAAGCGTAGGGATCAACAAGACAGTAGTTGTTCACGGTGTCAAGCAAGACCCGCTTCCTACGATCAAACTTTCCGGGCCGTGACATGCTCAATACGACATTGGGACAGTTGATGGTCAACCAGGCTTTACCTGCGGAATTACAAGACCATCAACGTGTCTTGGATAAGAAGGGGATCAAGGCACTGCTGCAGCAGGTCGCCGATAAACACCCAGACAAGTACAGAGAAATTGCCAAAAGACTTTCTGATATCGGACGTGATGCAGCATTTACGACCGGCGGGTATTCTTTCGGACTGGGTTCGCTGCGACAATCTGTGGCCGCCCGTAAGATGCGACATGAACTGACATCCAAGCTGCAGGAGATTTACGCATCTCAAGAGCCGGACGATGTCAAAGAACAAAAAATCCTGATGACAGTGGGCGGATATCAGAAGCAACTGTCGCAGGATGTAATGAAAGAATCACTCGATGTCCGCAACCCGCTGGCCCTGCAAGTCTTATCCGGTGCGCGGGGTAATCACACGAATCTGAACTCGCTTCGCGGTGCCGACCTGCTGTACACCGACCATCGTGGTCGAGCAATGCCGATTCCGGTCACCCGTAGCTATTCCATGGGGCTCCGCCCGTACGAATACTTTGCGGGTGCCTTCGGTGCCCGCAAAGGTGTGATCGATTTGAAATGCCTTGGTGGTGATACACCAGTGGTTATGGCAGATTGGTCAGTTAAAAAAATCTGCGATATCAAGCAAGGTGATTACGTGATGGGTTCGGATACAGCTGGACGTCTGCGACCTGTCAAAGTACTCAATGTTTTCGATAACGGAAAACGTGAATGTTACAATTGGCGTTTTCGTGTTGGATCATGTCGCAAACGATTTGCTGATGTTGTGGCAACTGCTGACCACAAAATTCTCGCACAGGTTCGTGCTGGTCGACCTGGATCAACATATGCGTATCGCTCAAGCTATACGCCGTTGCCCTTGCCGTTACATACCGCAAAATTGCAAAAGAAGGCAACCAAAAATGCATTCGTGGCGTGGCCGGCTCGCGGAGAAGTCAATTCCGAAAACGGTATTGCGGAGCCGCGAGCGATGCTGCTTGGGTTGCTACTTGGTGACGGTTACACACCGGAGAAAACAGGCCATACATTGTCATGCGCTGATCAGTGTTTGATTGACGACACTGCTACGTACCTCGCATCATTGAATCTGAAACTGAATCCTCCAAAAGATGGGTACAGTCATCGACTTGTTGAGATCGTTAGATCAAAACAAAAAATGGAAGTCCGTAACAACAGAAACACATTTGCCGGGACGGGTAATCCGGTGCGACAATGGTTGCACGATGTCGGATGTACCGGAAAACTTGCACACGAAAAACAATTGCCAGCTGTCGTTTGGCAGTGGAATCGTGACTCCATCTGTCAGCTGATTGGTGGGTTGATCGCAACAGACGGCACAATTGAAGTGCGAAATGATGGTTGTACTGTCAAATTCAAATTGACAAGTCTGCAAATTGTTTCACAGGTTCAACGACTGTTGGAGTTGCGGTTGGGTATCTGGTGTACACCAATACGTCGTATTCCTGTTGAGACAATACCGCTAGGTAACTATGACCAGTGGGAGATTACGTTCTCACACCCAGAGGCCATTCGTCGTTTTATTGACTTGGTGTATGTGCCAGGTATCAAACATCACCAGTTGCAAGAAGGGTTGCGGAAACTGTCTGCTGAACCGCGTAGTGCAGAGATTGGGTTTAAGATTCAATCACGCGAAGCTGTAGGTATGATTCAAACATACGACATTGAAGTTGATCATCCTGACCATCTCTTCTTATTAGAGAATGGTCTTGTCGTATCAAACTCGGCAACACAGGACGCCGGTTTCTTTGCTAAACAGCTGGTGCAGGCTGCACATCGATTGTTGGTGTCACAGATTGATGACGAACGCGAGTATGATCATTCAAACCCGCGTGGTTACCCAGTCGATACAGGGGATAATGATACCGAAGGTGCATTACTGGCTCATCCTATTGGTGGTTACAAACGCAATACTGTGCTCACGCCAAAGATCCTGAAAGAATTGCGGGCCAATGGTATGCGTGAAATTCTGGTGCGTAGTCCTACCGTCGGCGGGCCTGCCGATGGTGGTGTTTACGCACGTGATGTTGGCGTCCGTGAACGTGGTGGTATCGCACCTCTCGGTGATTATGTCGGCGTCGCAGGGGCGCAGGCTTTAGCTGAGCCAGTTACCCAAAGTCAAATTTCAAGTAAGCATAGCGGCGGAGTGGTCGGTGCGTCTGCTGGGGCTATTTCTGGGTTCAAGTACATCAATCAGCTGGTGCAGTCCCCCAAGGTGTTTCAGGGCGGGGCCGTGCATTCACAGAAAGACGGTCGCATCACCAACGTACGACCGGCCCCGCAGGGCGGCACCTATGTCACTGTGGAAAATGAGGACCATTACATCCCACACGGTATTCAGATCCAGGTCAAACGTGGCGACACGATCGAAGCTGGTGACGTACTGACGGAAGGGACACCGCAACCGGCGGAGATCGCCAAACACAAGGGTGTAGGTGAAGCCCGGTACTACTTCACCAATACTTTTCGAAAGGCCCTTACCGATTCGGGCACATACGGGAACCGCCGGAATATCGAACTACTGGCCCGAGGGTTGATCAACCATGTGCGGCTGACGGACGAGGTCGGTGACGGGATCCCTGGTGACGTTGTACCATACCAGTTACTGGAATCACGATGGCAGCCCAGGGAAGGCCACACGATCAATGCACCAGAACGGGCAGTCGGTCAGTATCTGGAACGCCCCGTGCTGCATTACACTGTTGGTACGCGTGTGCGACCGTCTATGCTGTCGAAGTTCAAGCAGTACGGCGTAGCCAATCTGGCTGTACATAAAGACCCACCACCGTTCGAACCCGAGATGATTCGTGGAATGGCGAACGCAGCTAACGATCCCGACTGGATGACAAGGATGCTTGGCAGCTATCAGAAGAACAGTATTCTGGATGCTGCACACAACGGCGCAGTCTCTGACGAAGCAGGTAGCAGCTTTGTTCCAGCGCTGGCCCGCGGCGTGGATTTCGGGCGTGTTGGACTAACCAAAGGATGGAAGCCGCAGACACCGTAAGAGTCGTTAGTCTCGCGTTCACACGGCAGCTAAGCTAACCTGTGGATAGCCATAACGGCGCAGACGACCTGACATGGAGGTTATTCGGATGCTCACAGCACTACCCGCCGGTAAGGCATACTGGTTGGATATTTGCCGCAGTTACTCAGACCGTGACTGGCTGACGAAGTCTGCGTCCCTGGGCGGCGACGGTCAAGACACGTCATTCGAACAAGCATTCAGTAACCTGGCCCACGCCTATTTACGGGACAAGGCCCCAACACTCCTCGATCACGAGCTGGGTTTCCAGCTGATCGATCGGAACCAGGAAAACACCAAGGCCATTGGTGTCTTTGCATTCAAGGTAGGCAGCCAGCGGCTGTTCGCCCCGGTATTCTTCCTGCGAGGCGAACTCAAGGGGCACGAGCTGCTGTACCTGCGTAATCAAGACGCGTTCGTACCGCTCAAGGAAAACCGGATCAATGATATTCTGAACCGGAAGCCAAACATTCTGGGTAACGGGGTGGCCCGGCAAACATCGCAACTTGGTGTTCGCTTCCCGGATTTGAACCGCATATCACAGTCGCCCAGCAAGATGGCGTCTGACCGGTTCAGTCAGAGCGTTCAGCCGTTTTTGCCTGTGATGGCTCACCTGGCAACGCAGGACATGCAGGAATCGATTTCTGAGTTCCAGAAACACTGCAGTGAGCGATTAAACCTGGCACACTTCATGAAGCAGGCGTCACTGCCAGCGCTGGAAGCCGTTGTGGACCTTATGCACCGCAAACCAGCGATCGGGGAAGCCTTTGATCGTTGGTACGGAATGAGCGTCATCAGCGACGCCATCAAGGAAGCCTCTGCGCGGTTGTCGATGCACTCGATCACCGACAACCCGTACGTCGCGGTAAATAGGAACCAACCCATCTGGGGGTCATTGCTGTCGCACCTGGAGAAGACAGCCGCTGATGACGACAATGGGCCAGATTACCAGCAGAAACTGGAGATCATCACTCCAGAGAGTACGCGGGTGCAGGGTTCTATCATTGCCCTCACGGAAGACGACCAAGAGAAGCTGCTGAACGACAACGTCTTGATCAAGGACCATCGCAAGGGTGATGAGGTCTCTGTACCTGTCAACCTGCAGGTCGAGGAGAAGTTGTCGAATCCAACAGACACCGGCATCTACCAGATGCTGTGCAAGTCGAATGACTTTGAGAAGTGTCTGGTGGTGACGAACCCACACGGACCAAACGGACGCAAAAACGTCAGTACCGTTGTGCGGTTGGACGACTCACAACGGAACTGGGCCAACTTCACCCCGCAAGGGATTTTCACGTTGGGTCAGGACGAAAGCCTGCTCGGCGGCGAAGAGTCGTGGCGGGAATGGTTCGACAGCCTGCCGGACATCACCACCATCTCGGATACGTCCAACGGTGTTTACATGGCGGTTGGCCCACGCCGAAACGCCACGTTGCCGTTTACGGTGCGTCGTAAGATCGGCACCAACGGCGATACCAAGACCTACGAAGTCCGGTTCTTCTCCGACACAACAGACTCTCAGCCATTCGGTGTCTCGCGGTCCATGGACAGCTACTCGAATTACGACAGCTGGCGGGATGGTGAACGGCTACACCTGGATGCCAAGATCGGAACGCAGATCCGGTCAGCTGCAGGTGACGTGTACCTGCCTGTGGGTTACAAGCTGCTGAAGCTAACTGCCACCAAAAAGGTCAGTGACGGGGATGACGACGGTCCGGACATGGAGTGCTCTTGCAGCGAGACGCTGCCTATCACCCCTGGTAACCTGCTGGACGCCCGGCGGATGCTGCTGGAGAAGACAGCAGCGCTGAAGGTGACACATGATGGCGTGCGTTACCACATCAACGAGCGTGATAACCTGACCCCTGTGAACTCGTTGATCCATTTGGTCCGTGATCATGGTCTGACTGAAGCGGATAGCCGCTTCATCCTGAAAGAGGCTGCGGCCCAGAGTCACAAGGGCTCCTCGTTTAGTTGTCGGGTGAAATACGCCAATCCATTCTTGTCGCAGGGTGGGCCGACGGCACCAGGCTTCAACGATGATGCTGCGATGAACGGCTTTAACCCTATGGGTTTTGCGGGGCAGTCGCAGCAAGGTTACGAACAGGATCTGCCTGTTCCGGATATGTCCGGACGTAACACTGACCCCAATATCTACAACGTCAATCCGGCCAACATGCCGGAGCCGATGGACGCCAACGGTGTCAATCGAGCAATCCAGTCAGGTCAACGTGAGGTATTTGATGTTTCCATGATCGGCTCTATGCTACGGGCCGTGCGTGACGACACGATGATTGATCGTTACCTGCCTGACCTGCTGAAGGCAGTGGACCGTCTTGGGCGTATCCTGTTCCAGTTCTACTGGCACCAGGATAAGTTTGCAGAACGGTACGGTAAGCAGGACATGCCTGAGTTGGAAGACTCGCTGCGTAACGCCTTCGAGATGCTCGATGACGTTGAACTGTTCCTGCAACAGAAGACGATTCAGCCGTACCCGGAAGAAGATGTCCGTGACATCGATCTCGCCAACTCGGACGACCATAATTAAGCGGAGTGACTCATGAGCAAGCCTTGGAGCTATGGTCCAAAGCAGTTTACGATCCCGGCTGGTGCAGCCTCTGTGATCCAGCTGGACGTGCCGCACCGTGCGGTATTGCGACGGTTGGGTATCCGCACCACTGTGGACAGTATCACTGGACCGTTCGAGATCTACACCAGCGAGGACGCTGCATTGGCTGCGAAGGCCAGCGGCGTTACAGCGACGACCTCGTACAGAGGAATGGTTGTCCCGGCTGCCAGTTTCGTGATGCACAGCGGAGCACTGGTTGGCGGTGTTTACTCCAGTGCATTGGATGTCCCGTACGAAAATGCCGATGGTTCGCCGTCAAATTGCATCCAACGGTTGTGGTTGCGAATCGTGCCGTCTGGTACGGGTAACCTGACGTTCACAATCAACATGACGATGCAAACACCGTCCATGATGTAATTGACAGTCGGTCTCCAGTGAAGCGAGCAGAGCATGTCGTTGTTGACCTCCGCAAGTAACCCGTTCCGCCCGGCAGACTGGAGGTGGCAACGAGCCCAAGCGATTGCAGACAGGTCCCGGGACAGTATGCCACCATCACGACAACGTGATGGTGTGGAGAGCTTCAAGTGGATCACAACGGCTGTTCGTTTTCTGCGAGAGTTCAACAACGCCCGTACTGATGTCGCTAAAGAACTACTCTCTGTCCGTCGCCCCGGGATATTCTGGGCACACCACATCTGGACACAGACCAGCAACCCGCTGCGATACAGCATCGAAGCCCAGATCCTAGCCCGTTGTGATAATCATCTCATCGGGTACAAATGCAATGTGCATCCGGATGTCATCGCCAACTACGAGGCTTTGTTCTTCAATGTCCGGGAGAAGTTGCAACACCGCAGTTACATCCTGAATGTCGTGATGGGGCCTGCCGTCCATCAGGGTTTGTCAGAACGGGACTACGGGTTGTTGTGGAAGCTGTACGGTTACTTCCTGGGACCGCACGTTGTTGATGCGCTGGAAGGAAAGTTCGTCAATCCGGTCTGGTGTAACTCTGCGGCAGGTGTCGGTGCCGCCATCATGGACGACTCAGTGGCAACGCTGAAGTTCAAAGCAGCCCTGGCCTCGAAGACAGTGCCCGTCAACCAATACACGCAGTTGCAGATCCTGGACGCATTCACAAAGTTCGTGGAGATCGAACGCAACACAGACAGCGCAGGCAAGGCGCAAGACCAGATTCTGGACCACATCTCGGCCATGATGACGACGCTGCCGTTCAGTGTCGGTGGTCGAGCTGCAGAAAAACTGGTACAACGTGATGTACAGCCGATTGAAGTTTTCGAACGTACTGCATTGGAACTGACGTTCGAAGAGACGCTTCGTATGTCGGCTTACCAGCCGATTGCTCACAAGCAGATTCTGGAATCGCTACAGTTTCCCGCACTTCCAGCACCGACACTGTCGCCGACGCCACAGACCAGGGAGGGTTAGTCAGCATGCCCAGTATCACTCCAGCCACCGAGCAGCGGCTGTTGTCTGTCATTGAGAAGACTGCGGCGTTGGTGAACGAAGGACTTGCACCAAACGACGCGATTGTTAAAGCCGCATCGTCTGCCGATATCCGACCCACCGAGATCCCGTTGATTGTGCATGCGTACAACACCGGGGCCACCAATCGGCATCGGCAGGATAGCAACGACCCGTTTCACAAAGCGGCGTCTTTCGAGTTGGCCGATTCAGAACGTATCCTGGAAGCGTTGTACCCGACAAACGTCAAGACGGCGGCAGTGATCGAACAGGAGACAGCTGTCTCTGACGAATACGCTCACAGTCCGTTACACCTTGTCGCCCGGCGGGACATGCAGCTCAAGTTGGCCGCCGCAAAGGTGGACTGGCGCAACTTCAATGGCGAAGAGATCAAAGCCCCTGCTCCGCTGCCTGTCGACGAAGGGTTTCGACAGAAGAAGGCATTTGATCAGCTGTCTCGGGCGTGTGACGCTGCTTCAGAGACTCGTCGCAAGGTCGCGGCCGCGCAGATGCAGGCTGCCGACCTGTACGACAGCCTCCTGGGTTACTTCCGGCAGACAGACGCTTACCCGATGCACGTGGTGAAGGAAGCGGCGGTACTACTGCATGGTCGACCAGGTGAAGTGCTGTTCGATCAGATTGCCGCCACGATGCCGCAGCTCGTGAAACTGGCCAGCAGCAATGTCGGGGCCAGCACGGTGACTGTGCATGATCTGGACTGCACGCAGCACCCATTCACGCTCATCAACAAGTTCCTGCAGAAAGTCGCAGAATACACTGACCTGGTTGCACAGGATGCACAGTCGCAAGCTGCTTACGAAAAGCAAGCTGCGGAGACCCGCCACCCTTTTCCCGTGTCCGCGAGCCGATCGATCTTGGATATCTCCAACTCGGCTGACTCGCGGACCAAGCAGGCAGAATTCGGTGACCCCGTGAAAATGTTGGGGGCCTACTCCATTATGAAGAACACGCTGGGTCCTGCTGTGCAGAAGCTAAAAGGTCCTGACGACGATACACGTCTGCAGCAGGCCGTTAGCCAGCTCAACGACCCACAGCACGAACTGAAGATGCGAGAGATCAACACGCACGCCATGCTGTCAGATCTGCTGACGAATGACCCGGTGGTGTCTGGCTACAGCAGCCCCGAGGTGATGGAAGCATTCAACCACATCTCGCAGCTTGCACCGTCGGTATCTGACAACCGCTTGATCATGCAAGGTGCTTTGCGAAAGTATCTGCAGCAAGGTGTGCTGGATCCATTCGACCAGAGCCAACTGCTTGATTTTGAAACCCGTCGCCGCAACCAAACTCAACTCGGGGCTGGCCATGCCAATTACGCTTGACCTTTCGCAGGTATCACTGGAGTCCGCTGCCAAGTTGCTGGAAATGCAACTTGGCATTTCTGGTATCCGGGCACGTCGCGAAAAGATGGCGATGAGTGCGGGTATGCAAGGTGCGTTGATTGGCGGTATTGGCGGGCTCGGAACCGGCCTGATGAGTTCGGCCCTGTCCACCGACGAGCGAAAGCGATGGCTGCGTAACGCCCTGGTCGGTACAGCTCTGGGTGCGGGCGTCGGCGGGGCTGTCGGGTACGGTTCTGACTTGGTGAAGCAGCTACAGAAACCGAGCCCGATTGAGGAAAACCTGAACAAGACAGAGGCAATACAAGCCCGGCAGGCAGCAGAATCGCAGCCGAATGATCCTATCCGTAACTGGCTCTACGGGAAACCAGCAGTACCCGCTCCGACGGCAGCACCCGCTCCGACGGCAGCACCCGCTCCGACGGCAGCACCTACAGCGTCCGCTGGTCCTGCTAAGGTACCATCAGTTAGCGACCTGCAGCCGTCTAACGCTGAAGTCGGTAAAGAGCTGGTGAATCAATACACCGGCAGGCCATACGTAACAGGTGCTACGACTGCTACGGGCGTCGCGATAGGTCATGGCGCAGATAAATTGCGGCAGTACCGTATTACACCTTACGACGTGTCCCATCCAGGTAAAGCGCGCTGGGAAGGTATGGTACCGGAAGAACAAGCAGCCGTTAAAGCATTTCAGACGCAAGCTAAGGCCGTACGTGCCGCCGGGGGTCGCGTCACGCAGCCATTTTTAGGTGGGGCTCCTACGTTCGTAACACCACCACCAAAACCGAACACAGCCAACCGCCGTATCGAATACAGACCCTCAGTTGCAGAGCAGGCGAGTGCGTTACCGCAACCAGCTCCATTGATCGCAAAGATGGTCAATAAAGCAAAGCAGACATTGAACCCACCAGGTACAGCCCGAACACAATTTTCACCGCAGACGTGGGATGAAGATATCGTTCCCGCTATGCGACAGAACATGCCGCGTAAGTGGGGCGGGAAGCTCACTGGCGGTGTACTTGGACTGGCGGCTGCCCCGCTTGCAGAAAGTATTTGGAGCGGTTGGAACGGAACCAACTAAGCCATTGTCAATTGCAGTCAGGGAGGCTGCGACACATGAGCATCATCAAGACAACTGCATCGTGGGGCGATAAGTTTGAAGGCCCTACCGCGCAGATCGTTGGGCTGTCCAGCAGAGGACTGATGGTCAACGATTACCGACAGCTCGTGAAACGGGCCTCGGCAGATATCCTGCATGACATCCAGAGTATTCGGGAAAAGGTAGCGGCGGACGAAACGCTGATCCACCTTCTGGCTATTGGGGCCACTGAAGACTTTGGCTGTAACCGCAACGGTGACGGCTTCCGACGGGCCACGTGTCGGGCCTACCATCCCACATTCATGAAGCATGCGATGTTCTATCGCAATCACGAAAACAAGGATCCCCGAAAGTCGTACGGGCGGCTCGTCAAGTCTGCCTGGAACAACGACATGAAACGGGTAGAGCTGCTGGTTGCGCTAAACAGCACCGCAGCAGCAGCTCACCGCAACAACGGACTGGTCGCTGATCGCGAGATGGAGAAACTCGCCAGCGGGAAAGACATCCCGGTCAGCATGGCGTGCAAGGTTCCGTACGACATTTGTTCGTACTGCGGCAATCAGGCCACGACCAGCGACGACTACTGTATGGGTACCTCCGAAGGCGGTATGTGTAAGGCAGGCGGGCTCAAGAACAACATCGGAGCATTGGTCGAAGTGGATGGCGGTGTGCATCAGCTGCATGCTGACAACGACCGACCATTGTTCTTTGATATTTCCAACGTGTTTCGGCCCGCAGACCGTATCGCCTACACCACTGGTGCCCTGTTGAAGTCAGCCAGTGAACACGGTCGCGTAATCAAAAGTGCAGACCTGGCGCGACAATTGGGAGTGGTCGTCCCGTTCGAACTGGCGATTGATAACGGGGAACAACCTGCCAACGTGCAGCGGATGCTGAAGATTGCGTACCAGCTGTCTCAGTTGGAAACAGACATTGAAAACGGTGCCCCGCCTGTTGCGGCAACGTATGCTCCGGCCTTCAAGCCATTGGTACAGGATGGCGACAAGGCCATGCATATTCCTGTCCCGACACATACGAAGTTCGCGATGGCAATGCGTGCCTTGGCAGATCAGAAGATTTGTTTACCGTTGGCCCGCTTTATCGAGCTGACGACCGACAATGACTTTGAGAAGGCTGCAGAGATAGCAGCCGTCGTAGCACACAAGCTGCCGGGTGTGTTTACACGACTGCTATCTCGCAGCGACGTGGCAGAGCGGATTAAGACCAGCAACTACAACCCAGCTGATACCGAGGCATCGACCTTGTTTGCAGGCTGGGCATATAAGTTGGCGGCTTCAATGTCCCTGCATGCCGAGCATGTTCAACGTCGTGCAATTCGTGCGGCGTTGTATGACGAAACCGCTGTGCTACGCCGTGCGACACCGCACGAGAAAACAGCAGCATCACGTGATGCTGCGGGTCAACTGGTCGAAGAGTATGCTCTTTATCAGTTGTCCTTCCTTGGCTCTATCCCTGACGCTGACCCGTGTTCAGCGTTGACACGTTCCCTGTCCGTTGTTCAGAATTATGCAGCATAAAAATTCCGGACAGGGATTTCAGTTTGACAAAGGAGTTGTCGCAAATGGGCAGTAAACCACAGGCGTCGTTTCTCACGGCCCTCACTGAGCTGACCGCCACCATCGGACAGGCGAAGCAAGCAGCTGCAAATGGCGGACGCCAGAAAGCGGCTGGGGACCCTATTCCTGCTGACCCCGGCGGATACTCTGGCAGCTCTTCGCACCCAACTGCCCACGTGGACAACCACGGGCAGAATGTGCAAGAGGGCGCACGTAGTGCCGAGAACGAGCGAGATGTCAAGGAAGATCAGGGTGCCCCAAGCGTGAATAACGCTTCGGACATGAAGCCTGGTATTCAGGATGATGTCCAGCTCAACATCGGAACCAAGCAGACCGCTACGGGTGAAGACCCTGCGGTCGAAGATGACTACAAGGGCGGAAAGGACGACCCCGGGTCGACCCACCCAGCCCGTACTGACAACAATGCACTGGATGGCGAAAAGTACGCCAGTGCTACGATTGGTCAGTGCCGCGATTTCCACGGTGAACTCGCGAACTCGATCCTCGCTGACCTTGCTATGGGTCGGGGATCTCAGTTGGGAAAGCAGGCAGCAGCACAAGCTGCCCCCGCTAAGCCTGCGTCGGAACTGGACACCGCGATCAAGCAGGCAGCAGCTCGGGCGAAAGCCGGTGCCGCTGGCGCTGATCACCCTGCCACTGGCAATGCCGATCTGCAGGCCGGTTATGATCTGGCTGCCGCGATCGGTATTGAGAAGCAGGCCGCTCAGTCTGCTGTTGCCGGTATGATCGAAACCGCGATCACCGAAGCCCAGGAAGACGCAGACCGTTATGGTGCGTTCTTCACCGGCATCCTCAAGAAGGCTGCCGAAGCCGGGGCATCTGCTGAAGGTGAAGACCACAGCAGCGACGGCGATGACACCTCCGGAGCTAACGATGCCGAAGGGACCAGCGGTGGTTCCGGAGGCGGACCTGGCGGCGAGCACGTGAGTGCTGCTGGTGACCCTCCTCCTGGCAGTGATGCTGGCGGGCCTCCCGGTGCTGGCGGGCCTCCTGGTGGCGGCGGGGCTCCTGACGAAGCTGCACTGATGCAGCTGGTCGCCGCACTGGATGAAGCTGGTATCCCGATCGAAACGCTGATTCAGGCGCTGTCTGGTGGCGGCGGGCCTCCCGGCGCCGGTGGCCCTCCTGGTGCTGGCGGGCCTCCTCCAGCCGATCCGATGGGCGGCGGAATGGGTGGGCCTCCTCCAGCCGATCCGATGGGCGGCGGTGCCCCTCCAATGGGTGACGGCATGAAGCTGGCTTCAGCGGTCAACCGGCTGCGTCGATCCGGTAAGTACCAGTTCAAGGTCGCGTACGCTGGTACCCCTGAGCGTGCTCTGCGGGACCAGATGAAGAGCCACGTCGGCGAGATTCTCGGTCGCAAGATCTAGTTCCGCCGGTTGTTTCCTTTCCCAAAATTAACCGCTGACTCTGTCACGGAGGAGTCTCTGATGAAAACCCCGAATCTGGCAAACATGACGTTGCCGGAAAAGGTGATTGAGCAAATCACCCTGTCCAACGTTGCCTTGGAAAAGGCAGCCAGCATCGAGCAACGTGCTGCTACCAAGCAGGCGTCGGTCGATGCGTTGATTCCGAAAGTTGTGGACGCCCTTGTCGACAACGATCGGATCCATCCGAACGAGCGCGAAAAGGCCGCTTCGATGCTGCGGGATCCTGTTCAGGCTCTCAATCTGCTGATGAGCTGTGCCCAGCATCACGTCGGCAACGACGGTGGTCGACTTGGCAGCCCGCTGCAGAAGGAAGCCGCTGCGAAGCCACAAGCACCTGCACGGTCTCCGTTCGTGGGTGTTCGCGGTCAGCACAGCGAAGCATCCGATCGACTGTTGGCCGGACTGGGTCTCCCAGTCAACTCGTAGTTCTGATCTGCAGCGACTTGTAGCAACCATGGTTGGTTGCTGTTCTTTCACGATGTACGCTCATTATGAGCGACTGAAATATGGAGGTTTCCCATGCCTGGTCAGGCTCCCTCGCTTCAAGCAGAACACTGCCTGAATCACCTGAAAGGGTGGTTCGATATGTCGGCACTGGACTACAGCGCTAAGCTGTCCAGTGCGGTTACGTTGCAGGCCTTTGGTGGCCGCGTTGCTCACTTGAACGCCAATGGCGAATTCGAGATGGGTATCTCCGGCACCAAGATGGCCATCTTCTTGCTGCAAGCTGACACCGACCTCGATGTCAGCAATCCTGGTATCACCGGTGCCGGTAACTTCATGCACCAGGCCATCGCTCCTGCCGGAAATATGTCCGGACTGGTGGCGACCGGTGGTTACGAACTCGATACTACCGAGTTCGACAAGACTCCTGCTGTGGCTTATGCCCCGAATCAGTTGCTGACTGCTAAGGCGAGCAACACGGTACAGGCCACCGGTGGTGTGCTCAGCAACGACCGTAACGGCGCAGGTGGAAGCGCTGGTTCGGTTCGTCCGTACCAGGATGCTGCGTGCGGTGTGGTCTCCCGAGGCCAGTACCGTAACGAGCACAACGTCGAAATGCTGGCCTTCTGGTCAATCTACCTGCCAGGCACCGTCTAACAGCCTGACGCTTCTGCTTGTCACCATCGTTTGTCCCGGGGTGGTCTATGATGGCCACCCCTCTTTCGCACCATCACCGAGCAGGCGGATAAACCTGCGACATGGAGGTTACAAATGGCTGCTTCGCAAGCCGAAACTGTGTTGCTGAACGAGACGCTGTTCGATCAGCTGCTCACTCCGGGTATGGAGAAGAAGGCTGTTGACGCTGTCAACGACTTCACCCGTACCAAGATGCGTGAAGACGGGTTCTTCCGTCGGATCATGCCACCGGTCAAGATTTCGAATGACGAACTCGATCGTCAGTCGGATACTCCCAAGCCGGTCAAGATCATCGACAAGGAACCAGACAGCCCTGCGGCTGTCTCGATCCCATTTGGTACGCTGCCCACCAGCGTGTACATCAAGGGTCCCAGGTACCGCGTGAGCTTCGACCGAATCGTGACCCCGCGGTTCCAGGTCGACGTGGAAGAGATGCGAACCTGGGTCATGGATATTCGGCAAGTCCTTTCGGACAATGCACTTAAAGACGTTTTGGCAGAGGAAGACGGCAAGTTCATCGCGGGCTGTAACCAGCTCATGATCGGACCCGATGTTCCTGTGCCATACAACGGCAACCAGGTGCAGTGGAAGACGCTGGACGGCGGCCTGACTCGCGAGACTCTCCAAGAGGCTCGCAAGATCATGCCACGCGGTCCTTCGCATCTCGAGGCTCACACCGCCCTGATCAACAACGTCACCGTGAAGGAACTGGAGAAGTTCCCACGCGACGAAATGGGTGGTGACTTCAGCCAGGACGTTCTCAAGAACGGATGGGCTGAAGCGAACTTCGCAGGCATGAACTGGATCATCAGTATCAAGCGCGACCTGATCCCTGACGACAGCATGTTCATGTTCTCGGACCCTCGGTTTATCGGGAAGGCGTTTCTTCTCGAAGACACCACAATGTACGTGAAACGCGAAGCGTTCATGATTGAGTTCTTCGCATACCAGACCATGGGTGCGACGATCGGTCATCCTGGCGGCATCGCCCGGGCAGACTTCGCGTAAGTTGTACTTGCTTGAAGACTTCGCCTCTGGTAGGGTAGGGCTTGACAGCTCTCCCTACCAGAGGATTTTTCGATGACCGAAAGCATCTACCAGCGACGAATCAAAGCAGGCAATTGCGGGAAGTGTGGCGATCCACGCGAAGACAAAGACGCCAAGATGTGCCACGACTGTGCCGGTAAGGAAAGAGCCCGGTCAGCAGCCAGACGTGTGAAAACAGCAGCCAACGGAATGTGCAGTGCGTGTGCTGCACGGCCCCGCCTACCGAACAGCAGTCGTTGTGAGAAGTGCAAGCAGACATCGGCGGCGTCCACAAAACGCCGCCAGGACAGGTTGAAAGCAGCCGGTCTCTGTGTTCACTGCGGTGTACCAGTGCCTGCCGGACGCGTGACGTGTGAAGTCCACAGTCAACAGATGAGCAAACGGGCAACAGACAAGTACCACGAACGAAAAGCCGCCGGTACCTGTTGTCGCTGTGACGAGCCTGTTGTGAATGGGCAGCCCACCTGTGAACGCCACACGGCTATGGCCGCGGCCAACCGCAAAGCACTCCGCAACAAAGTCCTGAAGCGATACGGTGGCAAATGCCGCCGGTGCAAGGAAACCAGAATCGACCAGCTGGGAATGTCCCGCATTCCCAGCAAAGCAGATCCAGCAACGAAGGGGATGGGTGGTCACCATCTCAACTGGTGGTTGAAGAAGAATGGGTTCCCTAAAGGATTCAGGATTCTTTGCCAGACGTGCAAGGCGACTCTCCGACAAGCAAAGAAGGGGTAGCCCGCTGTCGGATTCAAATACCATCTTCGATCGCAAGATCAGTTCTCATGGAGGCGAACATGCCGCAGCAAATGCTCACAGCTCAGGAAGCTCACACCGTTTTCCACAACAAGGTGTACGCACCAGTCTTCTTCGAGAAGCTGGCCCAGGATTACAACATCCGACCCACCAGCGAAACAGAGGCGCAAGAGATGCTGGTGATGGCATCGCAGTTGCGATCGCTGCATGAAGCAGAAAACGAAAAGCGGGCTGCCAGCCGACCTGATCCAATGGCGATGGCCCGCAACATCCTCGACAACCAGCTGGCCCAGTATGGTTTCAGCAAGCAGGCTGGTACCGTACAGAACCAGAACCGCGTCAAGCAGTCCGCTGCTGCCGCGTCGTTTGACTCCGAACTGGCTCACGCCGCCCTGTCCGTGCTGGCACAGCACAACGCGGCGTAACCCCATTCGCGACACACGCAACCGCAGTTCCTGATCGAGATACTCGTGGTACTCAGCCACATGGAGGTTCAAAGTGCCTGTTAACCCATCTGCTGAAGAACTCTACACGACCGTAGAGAATATGACCGACTCCGAGCGGACCTGTGGGTTCCTCGGGCCTCGCGGAATGACCCTGGCGCCCGGTGAGATCGTTCTCATTCCGGGTAACCTTGTTGCGACTCTGGGTGCCGAAGCGGCTCGCGGCAAGCGACGCCGGTTCGATGGACTGGAGCGTTCGATGAAGGCGGGCCGCATCCGCATCAACAGTACGCCTGCTCCTGTACTGTACGACGCGGAAGATGGCGTACCCAAGTCGCTGGCGATTGCTGGCGGTGTCCTGGGTACCGTGGATCCCGACTACAACGAACACGGATCAGTCGCGTACACCCCGGTTTAACCACCGTCGCCGTACGATCCTGCTTGTTCATGCGGCGATCCGAAACTTTCGGGTCGCCGTTTCTATTTACCGCGATAACCGGATACCGCTATGCCCGTCACAGCCACGCCGATCGCTGATAACGCACCAGGCATCTGCACCAATGAACCGGTGCTTCCTGGCGGCCGCGCTCCAGCCCCGCTACCTGTGACCTGTCTGAACCAGCACATCATCGTCCCGCGGATTCCCGCTGACGCCGGGACCGGTAAGACGATCCTCACCAGGACGATGGCGATCGAGATCCGCGGCGAACAGTTCGCCACGATCCAGTACGTGATGCGTGACCGCAATGGTAACCCTGTCGACCTGACACACTGTCTGTGTATGCCCGACGGTAGTTTGAGCGCCTCTGCCAGTCTTTCGGTGGGAGACTGCCCTTGTCAGTACAAACTGGTCTTTCGCCTTAACGAGTACCTCACCGGCGGGCGGGGCAAAGAGTTTAACGTACGCGCTGTTACCCCTGCGGCGGGTGAAGTTGAAGTCGACCTGCAGCCAGAAGATACCAGGCTCCCTGGTATCTACTTTGGCGAATTCGCCATGATTGAGTGTCATGACGGCGAAGATACCTGCGACTCAACAGTGATATTCTCCAATCGCGTGTATGTGCATATCGGACGCAACCTGTGGAACAACCGCATGAACTGCGGTGCCCCAGCTGGCCCTCCGTCTATCTCGGAAGTCCGCCTGCATTTGCGAGACACGCGGCCCGAGGAGAGCTACCTGCTCGACAACGTAGCGTTCAGTGACGAGGAGATCGCACAGGCCACTATCCTTCCTGTAGAATACTGGAACGAGGTGCCACCGCCGATCGGCATTTACACTACCGCAACGTTCCCATATCGCTACCATTGGCTCATGGCGATCGCTGGTTATCTGTTCCTCATCGTGGCGGAGCAGCAGCGACGCAACAACTTGGCCTACTCCGCGGGCGGAGTACAGGTCAATGACCAGAACCGCGAACCGAACTACGAGCAGGCGGCCCAGCGCCGCATCACGGAGTTCAAAGACTTCGTCCGGGCCAAGAAAGTGTCAATCAACGTTTCTCAGGCCATGGGCTCCGTCGGTTCGTCCTACGGTCATCGTCGATTGTGACAGGGAGGCTATCATGCGTTCTGTGCAAGTTCAGTTCTGTACCGAGCGTGCTTCGGCGAAGTCATTTCGGTTCCCGCTGCAGACGATCAGGGCGGCAGTCACGGATCTGCGATCACAGGTCCACAGAGCATTGAAAAACTGCTACATCGGTTTCGGCCCCGGTCACAAGGTCCGAACCCGTCAGCTGGGAGTCCAGGGGCATGCCTCAGAGTGAAAGCTGGCCGTTTCGACGGCTGATGGTTGATCACCTCTTTCGGGGTACGACACGGGTGTGGTGGTCATTGGACCCTCAGTTCAATGACCCGGGTCCACACCTGTTTCAATTGCAGGCCGGATACACCGGCAACAATAACGCCCTTGACTGGGTCAATATCGGTACGTCGGCGGTTAATGCTTACTACCTGAACGATGATACGGGTCGTGAACCAACCGGCAAACGGTTGATGACGCATTATCGCGTCGTGCTGACCACTCCCCGGCAGCGGTATATCTCCGGCCCACAGGGCATCAACGGTGCTATGCCGGAGAAGGACTGGTTACTGTCTCGCGAGATCCTTCGGAAGGAACGACTGCGACTAGGACTGGTCAGCCAGAGTGGGTACCTGATCCGCCGTATGCGGTATGGCGTCATCAATCCGGCGAATACGGATTACCTGACACAGGAGATCACCGACAGTACGCACCCTGCGTCCTGGGGGACGGCCTACAAGGTCGGCTATCATCCACCGGTACTGATCCAGGTCGACTTTGACCCGATCGCCATTACTGAACGTCGAGGCGGGGCAGATATCGCGACGAACAACTCGCGACCTGCGGAATTCAATGCTCGGGTGCTGGGGTTCCCTGATCTGGCAAAGGAAGACGTGTGGGTGGATGCCGCGACCGACCAGCGGTGGGGCGTCGGGGACATCAAGGTGGTGACAGCCATTCGCGGTATCCCGTTGATCTACTCCGTACGGTTCAGCCTACTGCCGTTCTCGGATGTGGTGTATCACATCCCGGTGACGCAGCTGTCCAGTGATCCGACTGACACCAACAAATTTCAACCCACCGTCGGCACCGGATGCGTACGTGTTGATCACGACTACCCGACTGATTCCAACATGGTCTATCAGGCCGGTGATTGCTGTGGAATCACCGGTGCGACCGTCACTGCTTTCTTGAAAAGTGACTGGGACAACGGCAACCGGGTTCCTGGTGCTGCCAAGGCAATCAGCCAGACGACGACCAACGGAACCTGGGCGTGGGCGATGATGCTCAACCCCGGGGATTATGTGATTCAGTTTGAAAAGCTGGGTGAATTCGGCCCGGATACAATGGAACTGACCGTCGAAACAGCACCGCCACCAACGTTCACTTCACTGGGTAGTTCGTCAGTCAGTTCCCTCGGTTCGGAGTGGGGCAGCGACTCCGTTCCTGCGAATGTAGACCCCAATCCAGCGGAGAACCAGTTCGGTGATTTCTAGGCAGGGTTGCTCATCTGACCCGTGCCCCATATCCTATTTACGAGGTCGAGCATGTCCGACAACCCGCGCAGTACGCAGCAACGCCAGACACACAAGGCGTTTTATCCGACGTTGTCGATGCGTGACTATCGACCTGATGAGCAGCAAGTCATGGAAGCACTTGGGAAGGCTCCGATAACGCAAGGAGGCGTCAGTGACCACCACGCCGGACTGTCCGCAAGGACCCGAAAACCCGGATGACGTGGAAGCTCTCTTTCCAGAGGGCTCAAATCCTGGTGTACGCTTCGGTAAGTTATCAGCAGTATGTGCCTATGGGTTGACCCAGCTTGTCTGTACGGGTGCCCTACGTCATTTCCTCATCCAACACTTCTCTGACATTCGGAACATCCTGAACGCCACGTTGCGAGAGCGACTGAAACGAGAGGGTGTTTGGAGTTCGGATCGTAACGAACGCACGGGAATCGTCATTGAGTCCCTGCATCGTTGGACCCCTGAACTCACTGAATCGCGACCAGCCATTATCATCAAAGAAGGTACATGGAACTGGGAGCGGAAAGGGATCGGTGACTCGACCGGTGTGGAGCAGCGTACAGGTACGCGGCACTTCAGCGGTTTCTGGAACGGATCTCACGTATTTTTTGCCCTCGCACAAGAGGCGGCAGAAGCACAGCAGATTGGGACCGAAACCCTGAAATGTCTCCAGTGGTTCAGTCAGGAAATTTCTGAGCAACTGAACATGCACCGCTTTATCCCCGTCAGCATCGGGGAAGTCGCAGCCCTTCAAGAATCGAGCGAGCATTACGTCGTTCCCGTGGTCTTTGGATACACGATTGAAGACTCCTGGAAGCTGCAGCCGGAAGCACCACGCCTGAAACGGATCGTGCTCTCCACCAAAGACGTACTCGCCGGTTACTGAACCATTCCACTCATCGTCCGTACCCAGGGAGGGTCATGATGTCGTCTTACGTGAAACCTGCTGTCCTTGTGTCCCAGGAATTCAACCTGGCTCCGGCTGAGCTGACTGAGCCCCTGCGAGCACACATCTCCGGACCGAATGCATACCTGCATCGGTTCTCGGTCGCTACCGAAAAGGCGTTGATCGGACTGGGTCAGTACGACCGGACCGTCAACACCAATTACCCGTGGCCAGACCGCCACCCCGGTTCACTGGTGGACCAGGCAAGCGTGCGACTCTTCATCGAGAACGCACTACTGATGTACTTGGAAGACCTGATCGGTGACGCCTCTGGCGGTCGCGGTACGATCACTCCAGACGCCAACTTCCGCAATCGGATCGTTTCGGACAGTATCGCGTTCCGGTCGAACGGAACGGAATGGCCTCGCTCGGGCATCCTCAAGGATCGTGACGTGGAAGTGGGCGATATCGTCTACATCCGCGGTCTTGATGGTCCTGAAGAGGACTGCAACGAGTACGAACTCTACACAGAAGTCACCGGGTTCGTATCCGATCCACAGAGCGCCATGGTTGGTGATGTCGTGAATGACGACAGCAACCAGGCCACGATCGCGGCTGATGCGGATATCAGTTTCACTGCAGGACAAGCGAACTGTGTAAGCGCCGCCTTCCACGGTTCATCGTCCTACTCAGGCCTGGCATCCGGTGTGATGGAAGAGACTTACACCATCGAAGTGGTTAAGTCGAGCGTATCTGGCTGTTCCGCCACGCGTCTGCGGGTCACCAGTGCCAGCGGTACTGATGATGTGGATGAATTGGATCCCGGGGTAATCGGTAGCACCGTCGCGATCGGTACACGCGGCGTGAAGCTCGTGTTCTCTGTCGGTTCCGGTATGTGTGCGACGCTGTCAGCCGAAGCGGGTGTTGCCCATGATCAGTTCCTGACTGGTCAGACATGGACGGCAGTCGTTTCGGGTACGTTCGAACGCACCTGTGCCGTTGCCAACAACACCTACACCGGTCCGGACGACGATACCTACATCGTTGAAGTGACCAAGGGTGGGCTGTGGAACGCACTCCCTGAAGTGACCGTCACCACTGTCAAGGGGCTGGATAGCTCTGGCCCGACGACCGTAACCGATGACAACCTGGCTATCCCTGTCGGGACGTACGGGACCACTATCACCTTCAAGGACTGCGGTTCGCTGACCGGTTCACTGTCAGTCTCGTTTGATAACGAAACAGGCATGGGTAACAACACCTTGCTGGGTCTGCGTAAGGGCGACAAGTTCTACATCACTGTTACCAGTGCTGCGAACGGGCCGATCCACACACTGATCTTGCGAGACGACTTGCCGGACGCACTGGTGGGTGCCGAAGATCTGGATCTGCGACTCTTCATCAAGAAGACCATTGAGGTGACACCTAACCGGTTGTCCGCACCTCCGCTGGTCAACTACGAATCGGAGGCCACGCAGATCATCGTCAAGTCCGGCATCACCGCCTACGACCAGACCTGGACAGACGGTGGTACTGAACTGCCATTGCCGGTCTACAGCGGCACCGACACCAGTGAACTGTTCGTGGAATACCGCGAATGGTTGACTGACGCTACCGGTGAAGTCTACTTCATCGACAGCGTCGCAGAACTGGATCAGGTACCTGGCCAGCTCGACGAGCAGAACCCACTCAAGTGGGGCGTATACCGGGCGTTGCAGAACTCGTCGGGTACCCGCGTGGCCTACACCGCTGTGGCGGATCCGGACAGTCTGGATTCGTGGCAGGATGTGCTGGGCAAGCTGCTGGGTCGTGACGATGTGTACAACTTCTGTCCGCTGACCTACAACCGCGAGGTGCTCAACCTGTTTGCCGCGCAGGCAGGGGCTGAGTCTTCTCCGGAAGCAGGAAACTGGAAGGCCCTGGTTTGTAACCTGCAGGCCAAGACGGAGGTCAAGCTGGTCGGTAAGAGCACTGCGGATGAGCAGGCCCTCAAGCCCACGTCGACCGACGGTAACTATGTCCTGGCCACGCTGACCGACAATCCGTCGGCGACAGGGACCCAGTACACGTTGCTGCACGTCCCTGCAGGCAACTCGGGCTTCATCACCTATGGTGTCAAACCAGGTGATATCGTCCGGTACCTGTTCACGATCGACGCGTTCGGTGAGTCGAGCTACCGCGAATACATCGTGGACTCTGTGCTGTCACAGGGTTCGCTGGTGCTCTTCAGCGGCAGTTCTGCCCCGATCACCGTACCGCAGAAGGTCGAGATCTGGCGGACACTGAGCAAGGAAGCCATGGTCGACGATCTGATCGATCAGGCCCAGAGCTTTGCTTCACGACGTGTCGTGGCTACCTGGCCTGACGTGGTGGGGACCGCCGGAAACGCCCAATCGGGTACGTTCTTCGCGGCAGCCGTGGCAGGGCTGATCTCTGGTGTGGTTCCTCATCAGGGTCTCACCAACGTGCAGATCACTGGCTTTGACGACCTGGCCTCGCGTACGAAGGACTTCTTTACGGCTGCTCAGCTTGATCGGCTGGCATCCGGAGGTATCTGGATCGGAACTGAAGACCGTGACGGTACACCGCATACGCGGCATGCACTGACCACGGACACCCTGGACCTGGTTCATCGCGAGGAAATGATTCGGCGTAACGTGGACAGTATCAGTTACCTGTTCAGCCGACGGCTGAAGGGGTTGATTGGTCGGGCCAACGCAACGCCAGCCATCCTCAAGAAGATTCGGTACGAGGTGATGCAGATCATCAAGTACCTGAAGAACAACCAGTACACCGTGGACCTGGGTCCGCAGCTGATCGATGGTGTGATCGCTACGGACAGTAATGGTGTTGAGATCCTGCGGATTCATCCGCTGGCGGCAGATCACGTCGAAATCGTGCTCAACCTGACGATGCCGAGCCCGCTGAACAACATCAGTATCCACCTGGTGGTCTGATCATCTAAGGCCTCACGCAACCGGCTTCGGTCGGTTGCGTGAGCGTTTCAGCAGGTAGGTGGGTGACTTAAACCGTTTTTTGGTCGCAAGACCGGTTCTCACAGGAGGTGATTCCTATGTCTGTTTTCCAAGGAGCACAGACTCACAACGGCAGTTTCCGGGCAGACAGCCTGACCATGCAGATCGGTGGTCTCAGCGTGGCTGGTTGGCTCGTGCAGAACGTCCAGTTCCAGTATTCGCAGCAGGTCGCGATGCTGTACGAAATCGGTAGCGCGTTCGTGTACTACGTGGGCGGCCGCGCTCAGGGCTCTGCCAACCTGGCCCGTATCGTCGGTCCTGCAGCCCTGGCCGATATCCTGGTGACACAGTTCAGTGATCTGTGTAATCCCAAGGACATTGAACTGACTGTGGCCAGCGGTTGCGGCAGGGCGAAGAATCTCATGACGTACACCCTTGTGAACGCGGTGTTGACGACCATCTCAGCCGGGGTCACAGCCCAAGATGTGGTGGTCAACGAACAGCTGCAGTTCATTTTCATCGACCTGTACTACTAACGTACTGGTCGCTGGCTGCATCAGCTGTCATACTCGACGCAGTTTGGAGTCCCTGGCGAACGTCAGGGACTCCGGGGCTTTTATGGTCCACGATTTACGCCTTCAAAGGTGAGTGATGTCAAATACGCCACGAAGGTCAGGTGCTGGCCCGGACACGGGTGCTGCCGCGCGTAGGCAGGCCCGCCAAGCCCAGGAGGCCCCTTATGGGAGCCCGGGGCCATTTAATCAAACGCGACCGCTCAGCGATCCACAGAACCAGACATCGGCCTCGCTGCACAGCCTGAATCAGACCGCTCGTGTGGTCTGCGGGATGATCACCGGTGGTACCGCGATCGGAAACGCCTACCGGGTGCAGTTCGAGAAGGTCAAGCAACCCGTCATCGCTTATTTGGGCTCCCGTACGTCCTGTTCAATCTTTGGGGCGAAGGAAATCACCACCCTGCAACCAGGGACCCTGGTGACGTGTATGTGGCACGAACAGATGCCGTATGCCCAGATCCTCACGGTAATCCCTCCGGCGGGTACCAGTGCGGCCTTGGGGCAGCAGGGGATCATCCACGGGGCCACCCGATCCCGTGTTGATGCCATCCACAAACGCCCACTACAGATGTTCGACAATGGCGGGATCCCGGCCATGCTGGCAGGTCGACCTTTCGACGCCACGCTTGCGGGGGAGACAGGCTGGATCACCGAAACTGGCATCCGCTGCTTCATTGATTCGTTTATGGCCCTGATGGGTGTAGATGAAAGCTGTCAGCTGAGCTTTCACTATCACGACCAGCTCTGCCGTCTGGCTGCTTATCAGTTCCAGCTCTGGACCAACTGCCGCGAAACGGAATCGTTCAACGATCAGGACGAAGCCCAAGACTGGACCGGTTACGCCATGTACCCCTGGGAGAACATGGGCCTGGCTGCTCGAGGCGATCCGACGGTCATCAAATCCGCGAAGGAGTGGCAGCTGGAGCAGCCACATTACGGCAAGATGGAACCCGTCGATGATTACCTGATGCCCTGGCACCGGGAGCGGGAGTTCCACGGATACCTGGGGCAGGGTGGTAAGCGGATCATTATCGCCCCACCGATCGAGTTCACGGATAGCGGCGACAAAGGTAACAACGGACAGCTGGGTAAAACCGCGGGCAACCGGACGCAGCACGTCTCGTACGTCGGTGGGAAGGGTACAGTTGATGCCAAGCACCCCGGTCTGTTCGACAGCTTTGTGACGGCTGACGGACGTTACTGTGTTCAGGCAGCCAAAGGGATATCGCTGGTCAAACGGAACGCGATCGTGGCCCCCACCCGGCGGCGACGACCGGAAGAGCCAGATGGCGACAACTCCGACAACTACAAGGCCAGCGGTGTTATCGGCGGCGGGAACGCCCACAAGATCACCGGTGATATCAAAACCAATGGAGAACACAGCAACTTTAACCGGGCGCTCGGCATTCAGGACATGCACGCCTATCTGTTCAACTATGTCGGGCTGCATCCGTTCTTCTATCACGCCCAAGACTATAAGGTGATTGAAGAGGAGGAAGCAGAGTGGGCTGACGGTAAGAGCGAAGAGATCCCTGACTTCTCTGTCCTCGACAGTGAGATGTACATCACCCCGGAAAACTACCAGAAGACGTGGAAGATCGATCACCGATACGGCGAACAGACGTTCTACACGCTGAGCAACGGTATCGAATTGCTCGACGACGGTGGTGTGGTGATCTTCGACGGCTACGGCAGTTGTCTCCGTATGACCGGTGGGTCGGTCGAGATCTCTGCCCCTGGGGATATCTGGCTGAAATCTGGACGGGATGTGAACACCTGGGCCGGTCACGATGCTAACGTGCGGGCCAAAAACTCCTGGGACATCATTGCCACACGCGGTGACGGGCGGCTCAAGGCAGAAGCCAACATGATGATGCTGTCCGGGAACGGCGGTACAGGCGGTACGCTGATCGAAAGCCGGGGAGCAGGCCCGCAGTTCACCTTTGAGTCGCCGGGACAGGCCAGTCAGCTGTCTGGTGTTGTGATCCGGTCGACCAAGTCTCCGTTCGTCGCCTGGTCCAGTGAGATCTACCTGCGAACGGGCGGCGGTGATATGCCAAAGGGGCCAATTGTACTGGACGCGGGTCGCGGCGAAGGCGACATCGTGACTTACTCGCAGACCCTGCAGCATTACGTCCGGACTGGCGCAAACTGGCACTTCAACACACGGGAAGAGAACGTCAACGGCCCATCTGCCATGATCTCGGCAAACGGTGTCCTGATGCCCAGCAATATGTGCGTTAAGGGCGGGATCATTGTGGACGGCGGCGGTGAGTTCAACGGTGTGGTTGTGTCCACGAGAGCCTTTGCCGCTGTGGAGTGTCCATTCGTTGGTTGCCTGGACGGTGAAGCACTGCAGGCCGTATTTGATTCGATCACCACCTGTCAGGAGGCTATTGAGAAAAAGCTACCGCACGAAGTCGGTCAGGTGTTCATGGATGACTTGTTGAAGCCGCAGTTCTATGATCCCGAACGCCCCGGTAACGATGATGTCATCCTGAAGTCCGAGTTCAGTCTGCGGACACAGGACGACTACAAGACACAGGATTTCCTGTTGTACGAAGACCGTTGGCAACAACTCAGTCGACTTACAGGACGTGAACATGCCAAATGGATTGAGCGACCAGTGTTGTGGCAAGGGCAGGCTACCTACCCGTATCCCGGTGCCGAAGCGTTCCAAGGCAACAAGTTTGTCCAGCAAGGACTTGAAATCTTCGATGCGACGGCAGGGCGGAGTAAGAACCGTGGCAGCCAGCCTGAACTTAGCGATGCGTACAGCGATCCGAAATTCGGAACGGCTGACAAGAAATCCCTCAACGATTACTCGGTGATCAGGTAACCCTATGAACTCCCCGCTTCAACCTCGTGCCGTGCCGCGACCTGTCCCTGGGCAGCCGCAGCTCAACAAACTTCCCGACAGTGAATTGCCGGGCGAAGGCCGCCATCCATTCGTCGCCGGTCGCGTGCATATGACGGAGATGGCCCGCAAAGGTCTGGAAAGCGTTGGCTGGAAGGACGGCGACCCGATTCCCGACGATCTGGGTGTCCGACTGCGTGAAATCCAGTCAGAGGTACTCCGGGAGCGGGAAACGGTCCGGCTGCAGGACACCGAACTGGCCAAGGACTGGAAACCGCCTGTGGCTTCGTTCGTAGACATCACAGCCTTACCTCCCGAGAAGCAGGAAGAGATCAAAGAATACCTGCAGAGCCACAAGGTCGAGGTAGCAGAGCAGGCTGAACGGCTCCGTCAAAACGAAGAGATCGATAAAGCCATCCCACCAAACATCCAAGGTGAAGAGCGGGAAGCATTGCGAGCCCAGATGATCAACAGTCAGGCCGCGGCCGCGCAACGGGCGTCAAAAGAGTCTGGGGTCGACGTTGTTGTAGTTGATGATCGCGACACGGCACCCGCTGACCCGCAACGACCAGCCCCGAAGACAACAGCCCCGGTCGCACAACCCCAGTCATCAGCTGTCACAGTCATCGACGAACCAGCCAGCACAGGGCTACCCGCATACGCAGCCAACTGCCCCCGCTGCAAATGGCCAACAGATAAACCCTGCAATGTAGAGCCTACAATCGCAGACAAGCGAACGTTCCTTGTTGCCGTTATGGGCTTGAAGCGTTTCGAGAAAACGTACACGCTCTTCGACGGACAGATCACAGTCACGTTCCGCAGCCTGTCGAGTGAAGAAACAGCGATGATTCAAACACAGCTCGGGGCAATGAACCGAACTGGGGAAGTGATAGGTGACGCCGAGTTCTGGGCCTACCTGATTGAATACCGCCTGATTCTGTCCACGGCAGTGATCACCATGGGTGGTAATATCCTGTACCAGGTCGAGGACATCGTAAAGTGGGCCAAGGAAAACCCGCCTACCGCTGATGACAAACTCACAGCGACACCGCTTCCACGATATTGCGATCATTTCTACAAGAAGATTGCCCTGCAGGAAACGATGCGGCGGGTCATTGGTCTGCAGCACGCAGAGTTTCAGCGACTGGTGGAGGCACTTGAGGCGTTGACGAGTGTTCCGGATTTTTGGAAAGGGATCGGACCGCTCGCCTGATGGTGAGAGCTGCCACATCCGGAATGATCGATTTCGGATCGTTTGATCCCCGTGACAAGTGGTGTTGGAAACGATTGAACTGGGTGCTGGCCGAGCTGGACACCCAGCAGACGCTACGTATCGCTGAAATCGAACACCGTCACTGGGTGACGCTGGCAGCCAGCAACCGCTTGACGAATGAGTCTTTCGACAATGTCAAAGCTCACGCCACCGCAGCGATGAACCGTGTCCTGAAAGCGACATACCCGTGGAATGCCGATAAAATCGGTGAAGCCGGGCTGCAGACAGAACGCGAAGACGCCGTCAAGACTTACCAAACTGTGTTTGGTAAACCTGGCGATCCACGTTACGAAGCGATGATTGACACACTGCTCAGGGAATCGAAGCAGCCGCCAATGACAGCACGACAACGGGCACAGCATCGTGAACGTCGTCGTAAACAACGGGAAGAAGAACTAAAGAACAGGGGCTGAGATGTCGGAATACGTAACAGTGTGGCCAGGGAGTGAGCCGCCGCCCGGATACGCGCCGATGTCTGCGATGCAAGCCATGCACGGGCGGCAGCCTATGTTTGCAGCAGATCCAGGACCGCGATACACCGGGCCGTTTAATACGGGGACACCTGCGGACGGCATCATGCACATGCTGTTGCCACAACTCCTACAGATGATGACGCAGGGTCGGCACATGCCAGCCCAGTTCTTCCCCCAGCAGCAGCTGTACGATCAGCGTGAAGCCACGCGATATTTCAACGCCAGTCAGCAAGCAATGGCAGTGGCTGCCCGACGGGACGCGGGTACGGTCAACGACATGCTCGGTGGTCTGACCGAGATGATGACAGGTCGACCGCTAACTGATGTGCAGCGTTCCCGTAACTTTCGCATGGCCAGCGGCGTCTCGCAATTCACGCCGCTACTGATCAACATGCTGGGTCCGGATCTGGTCGACCAGTTGCACGGTACCCGGGGCTCCGCCACCGTGCTGTCGCAGCAGCTGCACAATGCCATGCGGACGGCAATTGACCCTATCTCCCACACCGTCGGTTACTCCGGGGAATCTGCCGGTCGACTTTCGCAGGAGATCTTCGAGCGGAATTTCGGGAAGGGTGCTGACCTGGGAGTCATGAAGGGGATGTCTGCAGGTCAGGCGGGTATCCTGGTCAACGAGCTGCAAGCCCGCGGTATGCTGGGGCGACCCATGGGTTTGCTCTCTGTGGATGAACAACGATCCTTGCTACCGCGTACATTGCGTGACGACACGATTTCCCGGCTGGCGGAGACGCTGCCTGAGATTCAGGAGATCCTCAAAAGCGGAGGTACTCCCAACGAAAATGCATTGACGGAGGCTAAGGCCAAAATCCGGGAGACGCACAAGAAGCTGACAGATCCGACTGTCCAATTCACCGCAAAAGACCTGAAGGATTACGATAAGCTGCCGGGTGGCGAAGAGATCATCCGCGCTGGTGATGCGGACCGGATCGCCGATCGGCTGAAGAATATGTCTGGCGTTGTGCGGGCAATGCGAGACATTTTCGGCGACATGGGGAATCCGAACGCCCCGATGCGGGACATCATCAACGGACTGGAAGAACTGACTCAGAATGGGTTGGCCACCATGTCTGCCGGACAACTGGAGATGATGGTCCGCCGAACACACAACATCGCCAAGCAAACTGGTATCGGTGTGCAGGGGATGATGGGACTGATGGCTGGCGGTGCCGCGATGAGTGATAGACTCGGTCTCGATCGCAGCTACGTACCTATGATCGCCCAGCAGTCCGCGTTATTCGGTGCTGCTGCCGGAGATCACCTACGCCTGGATATTCCGGTATGGGGTGCCGCCTCAAAAGAACAACTGCTGCTCACTGATCAGCAGTTACGCACACACGCTTCAGCGTCACCGTTGGCTAACCAGTTGAATGCAACACTGCGCATGATGGATACCGGAATCGCAACACCAGATGCCGGTACAGAGCTGGCAGCCATGATGCAGGCTGTAAAACTGGGACAGACAGAGTACACGCATGACGGCAAAACCAACAGCATTTTAATGTCGCACAACCGTCTGCTGCAGATGCTGAAGCGGGATGCAGGCGTCGGGGCTACCGAAGCCTACGCCGTCATGTCTGACATCCAAGGGAATCAAGAGTACGGTCCGAAGTACAACACGCCGGATCTGGTCCGTCGGATCATGCCCCAGGAAGCAGTACGTAAGTTACTGCAGCCAATGATCGGCAGTCGGCTGCGTGGGCTGTTCAACGACTCGGGTATGTCCGAGACGCTCAAGGAAACCGGCGTCGCAGACAACGAAAAAGAACTACGAGAGTTGACCCTGCGCCTCGGTCAGGGTGTCGGGACCGATTGGAGAAACATGGATTCAGCCACCAATCGTGATCCTGCTGCCAAGCAGGCCTATCTGGGTGCGTCACTGCGGAAACGCTTATGGGGTGAGATCCGCGCGAAGTATCCGAATGCTACCGAAGCAGAGATCGACGCAATGACTGACCGCAACATCGAAAAGCTCGGCGGTGCCAAGGGTCTGTCTGATGCGGGTAGTGTGATCCAGGCCACGATCAACCAGGCTGCCAGTACGAACCCAGCGTTTCGCACAGAGGTACAGATGTTCGGCGTGATGAACATGGCGACGATGGGGCAGGCAGCAGCCCGAGGACGACAGGCCGAGATTGCAGGGCTTACACAGTCAGCAATGGCGGGGTTGGGGACAGCTGATCCCATTCGCCGATTATCTGATGCGTTCCAGAACGCCAACAAGGACACGCCGTTCGGAGAGGTCGTGGTACAGGGATTGGGTGCGGTTAATGTTGACGCTGTGAATGCCGCTGACCCTCAAGGTCCGCTGGCCCAGATATTCGGTCTTGTACAGGCCAATAAAGATCTGGACGCCAATGACCCGAAGCAACTGGAGCAGGCTCGCCGGAACTCAGCAATGCTGCAAGGGCTTATCAACGGCGGAGCGACAGCAGCGGCACAATTGAAGCTACTGGATGCGGCTGAAGCTGCAGGTCAACCAAAAAATGAACTGCTCCGCCGACATCTCGAGGCGGCGTCAAAACGGGACAGTAATACCAGTCTGTTAGGGGACCTGGGTTACTCGCTCAGTGCCAACGTCTCGATAGACCAGATCGCGGCCATTCAGGACAGCGGTAAAGATATGCGTCGTGTTCTGTCCGATGATGCGGCATCTGCTGCCGACCGTACAGCGGTGGCGACAAAGTACCTGCTGGGCTCAAAGGAACGCGCGAAACAACTCCTCAATGACGAACGGTCAATGGAGATCATCGGCCAAGGCGGTTTAGCACTGGTGCAGGGTACGATTGCTGACGTAGACCGGATTCAGGAGCTGGTGAAAACCCAGTCTGAAGCGACCGGTCACGCTATCACATTTGATGACATCCTTTCTGGTAAAAATGGCGTCAGTGACGACGCTCATAGCGAAGCCATGAAGATCCAGGATCGGATGGACAGTAACTGGAAGGAGATTGCCAAACGTCGCGGTTACGCCATGTTGCCCGGAAAGGGTGACGATCCGGAGAACAAGAACCGGGCGGCAATGACCGAACAAGAAAAGGAGGACCTGGGTAAGTACAACGCGTTCAATGCGCAGTACAGCACACCGGAGGAACGGGCATCCGCCGCTGTGGAAGGGCTGCTGGCAATCGCCTCTGTGGACCAGCGGGCGAGAATGGCCACCGATGTCAACCGCAAAGAACTTGTGGATGAGATGACCAAGGGTGACCGTGGTCGATCGATGTTCCAGGCTATCCACGGACGACAAGAACTCCTGGAGCTGGGCATCAAAAAAGGTGTCTTCAACGGTAAGACCCGTCTCGATGAACTGACAGATGCCGAAGAAGCCGAAGTAATGAAGCGACTGGAAAAGGCGAACCTGAGTGAGTCCGAACGCGCAGACATGGAACGGCATCGTCGAGACGCAGCGATTCTGGACGGATTTGGTGATGAGACACAGTCTGCCAATACCGCCACAGCCGATACCGTCAAACGAATACGGCAGGCACCGGCCAGTATGCCTGACCACGCACCGACCAACGCCGACAAGAAAGTGGAAATGGTGATGACTGGTTCGGTCGATATCCGCGAAGATGGTAAGGCGGACATCAAGCTGGAAGGAGCAAGCCTTTGGAGTGCGTTCACTAATGCGATGGGGGTCACGTAATGCCAGCATTCTTCTCACAGCAGCGTGGTACCGTCGTACGCGTGGGCAACCCAGCCAACGTGCCGGGCGGCCCGACACCGTTTCGTATTGTCATCCCTGAACTGGACGGAATCACTGGCTTTGATGCCAGCGCCATCGTCACACAGGGTGGTATCATGGAACGCGGTGGGTTCCAGTTTACGCACACGCTGGCGGAGACCATCTATGCCTTCATCTTTGGTGATCGCATTGGAGAACTGCGGATTGGCGGTATCTGCTTCGCCAATTTCTGCAATGGCAAACAAAGCGGAATGCAACAGGTGTTACAGGCTTATCACGCACATAAACTGTCGGTACGGGGCCGGGCACTGCCTGTGGACTTCGGCGGCATCATTTACAAAGGGTTCCTGACAGGTTGCAATCTGGAAGTATCAGACCCCGAGCGGAACCTCGGGCAATGGGTGATGCAGTTCAATACGTTCCCCGGGAAGGTGAAATGATCAATCACGTACGCACGCTACTGATGAACCAACCACGGGGTAGCTACCGCGTCACCGATCCGGGCGAGGAGTACATCAGTCCGCGTTTCATTGCAGCGGTATGGCCCACTGCTTTACAGCTGTTTCGTAATACGCTGTTTGGCGCGCATCCTGATCGACTGTTTATCAATTTTCGCATGCGACAGCTCATGCAATTGATTCACAGTACGGAACTGGCAGATGATGTTACCAAAGACGATCTACGGCTGACTTATCTGCCGTTCAACGATGATATGTTTGCGGATGTGTTTGGTGTGACCATCGAACAGCCTGCCGAACAGAACGGCAACCTGACATTGCTGGGTCAGCCTGCGGCTGACGAGCACAACGGACGGACCACGTCGATCTGGCACTTGGCGATCGACACAACCAGTGTTGACGTAACCCCGCTGGGGGCGGGCATGGTCACAGTACCAATACAAGATTCCACTATCCTGCTACCGGGCACATCATTGCGTGTGACCACACATATGATGACTCCAGACATGACCGCGAAGATCACAGTACGTGCAAAGCCGATGACGGCGATCAATGCCTTGCTGGATCAGGCAATCGCCGTCATCGGTGGCCGCGGTATCGAGACTGTTTTTCCTTACCAGGCCCCGGACAGAGTACAGACCTGGAAACGGATATTCTTAAACCACCCCAGCACTATCATGCGACAAGCGGCATTCCTGCTCGGACTGGCTGCGTGCGTAAGTCGACTGTCTCGGGAGACTGCTAGTGTCTAGTCACGCCGTCATCAAGGTAAAGAATACCCGGGCCGTGATCGGCAAGCATACGTTCAATGACGTGGTGCAGTACGTATCCGGCTGGGGATTGAACAGTATTCCGATGGCATCACTACAGGTGGCTGTTGGTCGTAATGTCAACGGCAATGCACTGGCAAAAATTCATCACGCTGCCAAGGACTTGCGGAATCAGCAAAAGGCAGAAGTCTATGTGACCTTTGAAGTCACTGATGTGGAAGATGCCGATCCAGGTGTCGAGACAGGCGAGATCAAAGTTTTTGAGGGAACTGTTGTCGGTACTGGCTGGCAGCGGGGTCCTAATGGTGGTTACTTCACGATCAACCTGTTGCATTGGTTAGGTGAACTCAACAACTCATCAGCTATCTCGGCATCGCTACATCCTGGTTGTCCGGCAGACATGACATTCCCGGCTGTGTTTCCGGCGTTCGGATTGAACACGACAACACCGAAGGTCACACCGATTCCATCGTTCGTTCCAGATATCAGCGGTGATGTGGCTGGTGGTTTTGATGACCTCTGGGGCAATGTGTTTTTACCGTGGCTGAATACGATCGCCAGCGATGACGCTTTCGATCGGGCTTATGATGACGCCAATGCGAAAGGGAACCCTAACGTTATTGCAGCGCTTAAACGGATGGTGGTGAACGCAGACGGGACACCGTTAGCTGTTGATCTGAACGGAGCCTCTGCAGCAGTCTTTGCTGATTCGCTACGACTGGCGCTGGTCAACGAGATCGGCAGCAACTGGATCAACACGACGCTCTGGGGCAAGATTATCGGTGAATGGGCACCGGCTTACTGGTTCTCTGTTGTACCCCGCGTAGAAGACGCCTTGGTTGTACCGTTTACAGGGGGCCTGCAGGGAGCGCCATGGGCCGTCATTGGTGACGAAGATTATGACAGCGCGGACATGAACGCACAGCTGCAGCAAGTGCTGCGTGGTGTCAGCATTGTGCATCCTATCACGACATCCACATCATTCGATCTTAATCTCGGCATACCACAAGCATCCCGCAGTGGGGCACTGGGTATCTACCAGCCCGACGATATCAAAACAGGTATGATCCTGTTCAAAGATGCACCAAAGTGGCTCTGCAATACCAACGTCGCCCACTTGATGTCGGCAGACGCTGAAGGGGTGTTGGATGCTGAAGTCACAACCGCTTTGGATGAGATCAATTCTGCTGCCGTTACAAACCGCAGAGACGAGGCCAACGACCTGGGACTGCTTCGTAATGTAGCCTCCGCATATGCTCACCAGTGGTATGTACTGGAGTCACTGAAAGGCAGAACAGGTGAGGTTGCCGGTAAATTGCGATTCGATATCGCCCCGGGCTCCAACGTTCTGGTTGTGGCGGGAGGGGCCAAAAACGTCCCGGATGCTAAGAACGTCACGCAGAACATCTTTGCGACGGTAGTCCAGGTGTCGTACGTGATTAACGCTGAAACACGGCAAGCCGGTACGGCTTTCAGCTTGGCCCACATTCGCACAGAAGCAGAAAACGAATTGGAGTCTACGTCTGTCGCCAAGCCGCCGTTGTACCAGAAAGCCTGGTCTGGTGCTAAACTGGTCGTTGCAGCTCCTGGACCTGAAAAGGCGTAATGATGCCATTCAAATCCATCATCGACCAATCACTACCATTCGCCTCCGAAGGTTCCAGCGATGCTACGCGGTTGGAGCCGGATTTCGCGGATGATTTCCACGCATGGAAAGGCAATGACACACCAGTCACACGGGGAGCGTTGCTGAAACGAGTATCCCCGGTGATTGATCGCGCTGTGGTCTCCTACGCAGGAGCTGATGCCAGCCCTTCGGTACGCAGTCGTGCCAAGCTGATGACGCTACAGGCCTTCAAAACATACGACCCCGCCCGTGGAACTATGCGGACGCACCTGCTATCGCAATTGCAGGGTCTGCGACGTACGGCCGCGCAGAGCAATCAAATCATCTCTGTCCCTGAACGGGTAGCCCTGGATCGGCAGCATCTGCGAGAAGCAGAAGAAGAGCTACGTGATAAATTCGGGCGTGAGCCCAGCGACATGGAGGTCGCAAATTACACGGGGTTGTCGATGCGCCGTCTCGGGTACGTGCGGCAGGCCGCCCCGGGTACGAATACAGGGTCGATCCTGGACGAGGAGGGTGATGTCTACAGCCCGGCCTCTAATGTCCCGGGAGCACACAGCCAGGACGATGCATGGGCAGACATGGTCTACTACGACCTGGGGGACACAGATCGCACGATCATGGAATACACTTTGGGTCTACGAGGGGCACCTGTGTTGTCCAACGTAGACCTTGCTGCAAAACTCGGTGTGTCACCTGGAGCCGTCAGCCAGCGGAAGGCCAAGATTCAGGCAATGCTGGACGCCAGATCTGAAATGGATCCTTTTGGAGGACGTAATGCCTAACGCACCACAAGGAGGGAAGGCAGGGCAGAAACTGGGCGACATCCACGACGTATTCCGAAAACGGCTGAAAGAACTGCAATTGCAGGCGCAGCAAGCACAGAATGCGTTTCAGGGTCAGACACAACGGGAATGGCAGGTCCCTACGGAACTGCAGGGCAGCCTGCTTGACATTGCGAATCTGCATAAACCTGCGTTCGATCGAACCAAGATCAACGACAATTACGAAGACGTGGTCAAAGATGCGTCAAAACCAGGCACGGTGGGTGATGTCATCGGTCTGCAACTACAGGTTGACTACAACGCCTGTGAAGAGCGGGCGTTTCGCGCACGCAGTACGTCAATTTGTCGAGCAATGTGTTTAGGGCATGCCCGTCGCTTTGGGCAAGGCCACGGTAACCTGTGGGACGACAAGACAGGTATCGAAGCAGGAGTCAACGGATTTATCGCAGCTGGAGGTATCGCACCACCCGGAGGTGCCTCGTCATGAACGCGGTTGATTACCTGAATCGTAAGTTCGATGTGTTGTCGTTTAATGGGGTGCAGCTGCACGGGCAACAGCCATTGCAGCAATCCCTGTTCAGCTTTGGCGACAGCGGCAGTGTGTGTACTGGAATCCAGAAGCTGGCACAACGCTGGTTGCTAGAGTTTCTGACCGAACAAGGGTCAATGGGTTTCCAGCTCAGCGGACGTGGCAGTTCATTCATGACCTGGGTACGGCAAGGCCGTCTACGCTCTGAGTTCGACGTACAGACGTTCTTCAATTTTGCAGAGCTGCAGGTGCAGACCAACCTGAAGGCAGAGGAAACAGACGACCAACCGGATGAAGAACGCTTCGACAGTGCAACGCTGTCGCAGATTCTTTTACTGGACGACAGTATCGGATTAGTTGTCTTGATTCGCAGTCGGGCCGGTGATACCCGAGAGATCATTCTGCCGATCAATATCACACCAGTGAACATGCAAGTATAGGAGTCTGCGATGGGTTTGAAGATCGTATCAATCGACGAACTTGATCCGACCCTGGTTGCACAGGTGCAGGACGAGCTGTCACAGATGCTGCAGGAACGTTACCCAGAAGTCGAACTGACACGGGGCGTCATTCATGACATCGTGTTGTTCTTGCATGGGGTCTGCGGTGCTATCAACCAGACAGAGATCAACCGGGTGTTGAACTCGCGATCGCTACTGGCTATCCGTCAGAATCCACAGCTGGCCGATCCGGAGCTGGTCGACCACGTACTGTCCAACTTCAAGATCAGTCGCAAAACCGGGCTGCGTGCCCGTGGGAATATCACCATTGTCGTGACTGGCAGTGCCACCATGGTGATTGCAGCCGACGCGCAGTATTCAGCAAACGGTTTGAACTTTCGGACGAATGCAGCCATCAGTGCTCGTCCGCCAGGCACAATCACCACAGACATCAATGACCGTGTGCTCGAACCTCGCGGTGATGGCACGTTTGAGTTCTCAGTACCTGCCACTGCCGAAGATGTCGGCGAATCGTACAACGTTCGTACGAACACGAAGTTTACACCGACGGTCCCGCCACAACGATTTGTTACGGCCTTCAGCGCAGACGATTTCACAGGCGGAACGCTGACTGAAACCAACGCTCAACTTGTCAGTCGTATGGAGGCAGGTATTGCTGCCCCTGTGGTTGCCGGTCGCGGGAACATCACGGCATTGATCAAGAGTCAGCCGGTATTCGCCGATATCAAGAATGTATCGGTGATCGGTTACGGTGATCCAGAGATGACCCGTGACCAGCACAGCATCATCCCGATCTCCAGCGGTGGTCGAATCGACATCTACTGCCAGACAGACGCCCTCCCGCAAACCGTTGCCTTGCGGCGACAGGCCCGACTGATCGAGAAACGTACCAACGACTCCATCTGGCAGTTGACCATCCACAGGGACGACGCCCCAGGGTTCTACGAAGTGGCGGCAATCCGCACATTAACTGAAGCAACTGACAGCGCTGGCTGCCAAGTCATTAGCGACCAACGCGGATGGGATCTCGGAGACGACACCTGGACGCCAGACATCGTTACTGTCCAGGAAGCCTTCTATTCCCGGTACCAGACTGCCGTTGTCAGGTTCATCGACACATTGTCTGATGTCAGCGACATGAACATCGGTGACTCACAGGAATACAGCGTCAACCTGCTGACGCAACGATTGATCGGAGAGCTGCAGGATTTCCTGTCGTCCAGGGAGCACCGAAGTCTGACATCTGACATTCTGGTAAAGAGTGCTGTGCCGTGTTTCCTTAGCATCAATTTCGACATCATGAAGTCGGCCAGCGAGTCAGCACCAGATCTGGACGCCATTCGGGTAGCGATCGCCAGCTTTGTGAACAACCTGAACTTCCCTGGTGAGCTGTACAGTTCACAGGTGATGGACGTGATTCACAACCATCTCGTTGGCAGTCAAGCCGTGGGTAAGCTCGACATGCACGGGAATATCCGCCAACCGAATGGCGTGACCCGTATCATCCGTGATCCGCACATGCTGCAGATCCCAGCTTCCCCTAGTACACTGGTGACGGCGTACACGACGGTCTTCATTCTGCAGCCCAGCGACATTGGCATCAGTGTGGTCAATAGGAGTATCTGATGGCGAACTTCGAATACCCCGCCACAGATTACGATACGCCAGCGAACCTGCTGGCAGTATTAGGAAGCTGGTGGGCTGACAAATACTCCGGACGCGATCAAGTCGCCGCTGTAGTCGACGCACGGGCTAGTATAGAGACACAGGCCGTGTTCGACCTGCTGGAACTGATCAGTGCCATGAGTCGCTTCACGGTACCGGTTTACCATACCCGGTACTGGTACCCGTTGTACCTGCGGGCGAGTCAACGGAATACGCCAGCCAGCCAGCTGCACCGCTATGACGACGGGCTCGCCTACGATGCAGGCGGACAGTATGACGTACCGGTCACCACGTTGCTGCATGCTTTCCCGTGTCCGACCGACCTGGTCAATGCTCCGGTCATCATGAACCGCTTCGTCGCCCCGACGCTGACACAACTGAGTGGTGTTGATTATCGACTGGTTGACGGACAGATCGTGTTCCAGCGGAACCCGTTTGACGATATCCATGTGGCCAAGCGTGCGGTTTATACAGACGGCATAGTCACCGACACCGAAGCGGTACTGTGGGTGTATCGCGGCGAGTTCGACTGGGAGACCACCTATAAGCAATTTGGTTACGCCGTCGGTATGCAGATGCAATCCAGCAAGGGCTACAACAGCCTGCTGAATGCGGTGTATGACGCCATTGTCGGCGGTACCACTACAGCCGACGTGATCAACGCGTTGTCTGCTATGACAGGTGTACCGCTTGTCCGGGAGACCGTTGAGACCGTTATCGATATCGTGGAAGACAACACCCGTCTGCTGATCATCACCGACCTGCACGTCTACCAGTTCAAACTGACAGCCAATCCTGTCGTAGCCATCGGTGACACAGTTCAACAGGGACAGCCACTCACCGATGCTTTCCGTGTTTACGAGTTGAACCACGGAACTACGCCCCAGGATCTGTACTCCCTGGCAATCGGACCCGGCTTTCTGGCAACCTGTTTCTACGCAGATCTGGTCTTCGAGAACAAGGATGTCCCGCTCCAGGTCGATACCAACCACCCGTCGGGTTACACAATGGTAAGCTGGGGTCTGGGAGGGTTCCCTTTGGATGTCGCCCACTTCTTTGAAGAGATGCACGCCCGCGGGGTGCAGGCAGCACAGCAGCCGGTCGACACATGCAATACCGCAGACACCATTCGCTATCCGGAAAATGGCTGTGACGCCACAGACGTACTCGGTCGACGAGGTACGCTGGCCCACCTGCTCGATATCCGGACTGTCCGTACCGGGGAGCCCGGTCCGCAACAGTTACCGACCACGATCAACCCGCTGCGTTTCCTGATTGAAAACGTACTACGGAACAATACCATCGTTGTACGTATCTCTGTGACCGCTCTCGGGGTTGCTGGTGTAGGCCTGCAGCACACCCGCCTGCTGCGAAAGATCACACCACCAGACGCTGCGTTGATTATCCTGCTGGACCTGACGGCGGAGCCCGAGACGGTTACAGTGGATGTCCTTACCGAGTCGATCAACCTGTTTGACGGGATGGCAATCCTGTCAGATACAGTAACCACCGTCAGCGACACCGGACCGTCCATTCAGTTGGTCGGCGGCACTTGTCAGTAAAGGAATACCATGCTGCCATCCATCAACGGTCAAGTGACGGTGTACGAGATCAACGAAGATACGTCACGCCGTCATATTCTGACGCAGTACAACCAGATCCAGTACGACTGGGGTGCGATCGCGACCCGCTGCATCGGCAAGGGCGAACGGAACTATCGTGTCAGTGCAATGTACGTCGAATTCGAGAACGTGGCATCGCCCGGGAATGCCGTGACTATCCCGACATACGATCGCAGCGAGGGTCGCAGCTACTACCAGGATCTGCAGGATTCGGTCAACCGCGACTTCCTGCGCATTCCGTTGCTGTACGAGCCATCTATCAGGATCCAGTCCGGGCGTGAAGATTATTTCGAAGAAGGGCTGACCGGCGATGTGTTGCGATTTGCTGCCCAATCGCAGGGCAGCGTAGGGTTCCATGGTAAGACGTTCAGTGCTGGTACGAATTCCAAAGTCTTTGGTGTGGCACTGGTTGCCACGCCTGTGTTCAGTGATCCAACCCAGGATCTCATCTTTGCCCGCACGTATTTCCAGACATCGGAGCAATTGGTAGTCGCTGCATCCAAAGCAGTCGGGATTACCTGGGACGTGAATTTCGGCTAACATCGTCAGACTTCATGCAGTTCCAAGGAGGGACCTATGCCGAACCCACGTAATTTCGGAAACCGCATACCGCACGTCACTGCGGGGTCTTCTGTCTCCGCCGGTAACACCAGTGCGTCAACACGCGCACTGGAGCAGCGAACCAACTACCTGCGTGAAGTGCTGGAAGCTATCGAAGCAGGCTCATTGCTTGTCCGTCGGGATCAGCGGGTGGCTGTCGAGGTCCAGGAAGGCGATGCCGTCTTCTGGAACGTCACCACACAGCAGTACGAACAGGCCCTTGCTGCCGTTACCAATGACGCAGACACAGGCCTGTTCTCGACGTTACCCAGTGCGGATTGCCTGGGTCTTTGCATGATCAAAGACAACCCCCGAGCCGCTACGATCGCCATGATGGGGATGGTGAAGTTCCCGGCTGCTGTGTTGTCCAACATGATCGATGGTACACCGGTACCCGGGCGTTACTACCTGTCGGCTGCCGATCCCGGGAAACTGGTCAAACAACGCCCACCAATCAGCGTAGCGATTGCCTTCGTACTGGGTCCGATCACTGACTGCGAATCCGATGTCTGGGTGCAGATCAATCCACAGATGCGGGACTTCCTCGAAGATCACATCCACTATCAGGTCGAACTGGTAGCGGCCCCGGCAGGTACGCACGTCCCACCCAGCGTGGGCGATGATCATGAGATCACCGACGCGGACGCGGAGCTGCAGGGCTGGCTTCCTGCAGATCATGCTGTGTTCAATGGTAAAGCTCCTACCGGTGCAGTGTTTGGTTACAACCTGTCAGCTCATCCAGCGTTGAAAGCCAACTGGCCACCTATCCCTGTCAGTTCTGCCGTGCTGGAAATGCACCAGCGGCCTGTCAGTGACATCGTCTCACAGTTCGAAGGGTACAGCCGTGTCCCGGCGACTTATGTCACGATGGACAACTACGGCATCTGGTGGATGACCAGGTGCTACAACCAGGTCCCCTGGGACACGTTGCTGGACACCGAAACACCGGTCAATGGCTCTATGTCATCTGTAGCCCTGGCGACTTGTCCAGAGGACCCACCGACGGCACTGCTCCTGTCATTTGTAAAGATGACCTTCACCACGGATAAGACCGTAGTGACATCGTTGCAACCAGCCGCAGACGAACCAATTCGCTTTGTCAACTGCGACGGTAGCGACGCTACGACTGGTCAGCTCTTTGCGAAGCTGGACGTACAGTCACTTGTTGACCCCGCACTGGTCCAGGGTGGACTGGTGTTGAAAGAAGTTGTGGACAGTAAACTCCATTTCCGACAGGGATGGGTAACAGAAGGCTTATACGCCGGATCCGATGAAGTCATTCTCAACGGCACGACTCAACGGCTGTTAAACCCATCTTTGCCGGAGGGAGTCAGTAACCCCCGGCTGCATCAAGGCATCATTCGTCTTGACGTGCAGCGAGACACGAGTGAACGCGAGATCCATCCGCAAGTTGTGCGGCTGGCCGACGTTATCGAGAGAGAGTACAAGGGCATCACATGCTTGGCATTTCAACCGGGTCGTACGTCCGCGATGCGGATGCGGTACAACGTACCAATCAACGGGTTACCGACAAACCCCCAGTTCCTTATTCGGGCAGTGCTGTTCGGCAGAGCAGCCGGACCAATGTCCGCAATGACAATGACGTATTACCGTATCCCCCGCCCGGTAGCCGGAACCCCGAGTACGATTGGTGAAGGTGACACAGCGATCACTTTCGACATTGTCACACCGTCGGACAACTACGACGGACTGGGCACCAATCTCCCTGCCGATCGGGCTATCGAAGTCAGCAGCGCAGCATTCGATATCTCGCCGGGTGATACCATCTTCGTGGAACTCAAGCGACTCGCGACAGCCACGCCGTTGTTTCAAGCCGAAGTCGCTGTTATCCGCGCTGGTGGAATCATTGTGCCTGGGAGTGTGTGATGGCATTTTCCAACTGGAATTTGCAGTTCCTCAATCACAACAGCCAGCGGGCCTACCCACTGGCTGATTGGGGTTCACGTACCGACAGTACGGGTACAATCAAGATCCCGGACAGCTTTATTCTGGGGCTGTATCTGCCTGTGCATGCAGGTCTGACAGTGGATCCGGATAAGTTCTACCTGCAGGGCTTGGGGGTATATCCCACAGGCTTCAGCTTGGCGATCGGATACGACAACGGAACCAGTACACCGCTGGTTGTGGCCAATGTCAACATTGCCAGTACCAGTCATACGGAGTATCGCACCTATGCCGTCTCCGGCGCCGGTGACTTCGACGACACCGTGGGTAAGGTAGTCATCGGTAAGCTGGATGAGATCAATCTGCTGCCGCCGGGGTACTACACGTTCCTGCCCGCTGCCACGCCGCTGGAAACAGACACCATCCGTCCGATGATTCGCGGCATCAGTTCGCTGATCGTCGTCAACGGCAACGACCGCAGCCCACCGCTGGTTGGTGATATCGAGATCGCTGCAGGTAGCAACATGCGAATCGTAGCCAACACGATTGACGGGTTTGCTCCGCAGATCGTGTTCAACGCCATCTCTGGCGAAGGACTAAACGCGGCGTGTGAATGCGATGACACAAGCGACGCTACAGGCATCCGTTTCATTAACGGGATCCCGCCGTTACAAGACGGCAACTTCCGTATGGTAGGTAACAAATGCATCTCGATCCAACCGATTCAGAACGGACTCAGTTTCTCAGATTTGTGCTCACAGCCTTGCTGTGGTTGTACCGAACTGGAAGCCCTGACTCGCCAGATCGATCGATTTGCCGACGGTGTCGCAACCTTGCAGACGTTTGTGTCTACGGTCAGTGCTGAAACTACACAGATGTCCAACGTCGTCCTGGGTAGCCGTCTGTCTGATAACGGCTGTGTCGAGTGCGGCTGATCTTCATGGTGTTCAATGTCAATCGATTTGCACGGTCGTCGTGGAATAGGCGTCGTCCAGCCTGAAGCTGGCGCTGATTTTCCATTGCTACAACCGTCAAGCGACGTACGCCACCTGCTGGCAGACCTGCACATCGCCTTCGACCAACCCAGTGATTACGCAGATGTCCCGGCGTTTGTTCCACCATTCCGCGTGCAGTGGTTATCCGGTTTTGGTGATTTACCACCGTCGGGTGATATCCCCACACAGAACCCAGATCACACCTGGAACAGCATCTGTCAGTCTGAGAGCCTGAGTTCTGAATCTGTGCATGTCGTAGACTGCCTACCTTTGCCAAGACATGACCACGACATCATCATCGTGGACAGTCAGGATCAGGTGGTATTTGACTCAACAGGTACAGACATCGTTTACGCTGCCCGCGACTGGAACAACCGTCTGCGAGTCGTGACCTGGCGGCATCCCACCAATCAGTACGTCAACCTGGTGTACCATACGGCATGGAATGCAGATAACGACCCGGAGCCCCAAGAATACTCGTCGTACTTCTTCCCGACCGCTGCAGTCATTGATGAACGCGCAATCGAACAGCTCCCGCTTCGCGTCAGGTCCTTGACAGTCGTACTCGACAACATCCGCGAAACCGGTGTTGAATTTTTGGCTGGTTACAACATGCAACTGGCCGTCAACGACACCGTCGAGGATGACGGCAAGCGACGGGTTACCCGCGTCATCTTTGATGCGTCAGCTGGTGGTGGTTTAGGCGTTTATCCAGACTGCAACCCTGGCACTTTACAGATCACGACAATCAATGGAGTCACACCGACCGATACAGGGGATTTCTTTCTGTCAGCAGCTGACTGTTACTGGCTCCGCCAGCCTATGCGGATCATTGACACAGGGGACTTCTCGGCCATGCCGGAATGCACCTTGACACCGGGAAGCCTGTTGACGGCAGGGATGCCTGCTGCGAACGCCGGGCGATCGAAGTCTGCTGCTGGGTGGCCTATTAACGACGACCCACGATACGCCCAGCTGCAGATCGGTAACGACTGTACGGCCTGTTGTGACTGCCCTGATTACGTGGCCGCCGCCCAGTACATGAACGCTGTGCGTGACCAATATCAAGCAATCGGAGTCAAGATCGAGGCGGCCAGGGATAAATACAGCGACAACCGAGACCGCTGGTTGGAAGCGGCAGCTTGTGTCAACCGCCGACCGTTACGTCTGCGTATGGCCCCGCAGGCCTGTCCATTCCTGGATGTGGTGATGCAGCTGTGCAATCACGGCACAGAATGTCTGACCGGAGTGGAGGCTAAGGTCACGATGTCGACAACGCCGACAGGCGGAATCGGCGTTGAAGTACCAGGGTATACCTACATTACCGGCGCCTCAACTCGACCAGGTACAAGCATCCCTGTGACTGAGAAGTACGGAATGGGTGGTACCTGGCCTACGTTCACTGCATTCTTCGATGCTGTGCAGCCCGGCCAGTCCGTCAATGCCAAGTTCCGACTGCGATTTGATGACTGCGGTATGGACGGGACAGTTCCTTATGCCATCACTGGGCTATTGACCGCCACTGTCAACGGAACCAGTCTCAAAGTGACGAGTGCTGCCGATCCTGATGTGCTGATACAGGCAACCTCAACCGACACACAGACACTCAGCTGCCCTGCCGAACCAACACCGATCGAATACATTGCGTGTCAGTGAGAATGTAGATGTCCAACCTTCAGAACAACTGGCTCAGCGCTCAGTCATCCCGGCGGTACCCGCTCGATGACAACGCTACCGGTACAGGCGATGACGGAATACGACTGAAAGACGATGTCATTGTCGATATGCATCTTCGCTGGCCGGAATCTAAAGGAGCTTACGCCTTCGTCGGTGGTATCACCGTAACAGCCAATATCGTGACTGTTGTGATCCTAGCCGCAACGACACCAGATGCTGCCACCGGGTTTACTCCGCTGGCATCTATCACACTGAAGCAACCAGCCTCAGAATACGCATTCTACTCGCTGAACCCATTGACAGACGGGGTCGGGGGTTTCATCGCATTCGGTGACCTGCGAGAACCATTCAGTATTCGGTTCGCTACACCGTCGCAGGGATTACTGTCTCCAAAAGTTGCTCGCCCATACCGTGTATTACCAATCCCGACATTGCGGAAGTACAACCGTGTTGATGGACTGGCTGGGATTGTCAAACTCCTGGGTGGTACTGATGTCCAAGTCACACGACAGCAACGCACCGTAGGTGGTAACACTGTCGAAGCCATTGTGCTCAGTCTGCAGCAACCCACTAGCACACGGAATCCGCTCGCTGACTATGTGGGTCCCTGTGATCACAGACCAGAAAGCAACAACTGTGAAAAGGTTGGCGTGCAGTCGGTTAACGGTGTACAGCCCGATTGTAACGGAAATCTGAGTATTGATTTTCGTTCACTGATCGCTGCCAATTACACGGACTGTGGTACTGACGCTGCAGGTGTCACGCTGGAGCAGACATTCGGGATCAGCGACGTATGCCCGATTCGTACAGCCACCCGGTTCCTGGGGCACGATTACTGTCACGGCGGAAGCTCACTATCGATCCCTGGTAACGGCGGCGGTGGTGGCGGCGGTGGTGGCGGCGATCCAAACCCGCCCAGCAACAGTAATTCACAAGGATCTTATGCCTGTGCAGATCTCCCGTTTCAGGACTGCTTCGACGGATCTTCACACGAATCATGGGTATTGCAGCTGGGCCTTGCCCGCCTGGTCGTGAGTCCGCGATCGTCTGAGGATAACTGTCCGACAACAGTCGGATGTATCGAGGTGACCATGGGGACAACAGATCTCTTTGGGGGGGTACGCCTGGATATTGATGACGTACCGATCTGGGGTGATGTGTATGAGGTCGGGGCAGGGTCATCCCTCTCTTGTGGCGAGGTCATCTCTGAGGCGCTGCAGCTATACGACCGTTCCCGCCGAAATGTGTTCGTCTGGGAAGATTGTGGAACAGGCTCATCGCTTGGTAAGCGTGTCACGACGCACGTGCAACTGATTAACAGCGGCGCTACGCACAATGCAGGCGTGGTTCTTAATTACCGCACGGTCGACCCTTACACAAACCCGCGGGTAAACTACTTCCTGGTGCAGATCAACCGGAACGCCAATCGCGTAGAGTTGCTGTTCTACAACGGCATCAATTTCGTGATGGAAAATTCGGTCGTTGCCCCGGTGCCGTTCTCGTTCACAGACTGGTACGAAATTCAAAGCACTGTGACCACTGTAATCGGCGGGACACGGATTCAGGTACAGATCCGTAACGTCACGACCCCGTCATGGCCACAGGTGTCGTTCCAGCTGGTTACCAATCGCTGGGGTTCAGCGGATGGCTTTTATGGGATCCACACGAACCTGGCTGTAGCCAACTTCGGCTTCTGGAGGTTGGAAGATGCCTGATCAAACGCTGTTCCCGTCATTTCGTGAAGAATATGAAATGACCAAGTACCCGTTCATGGACGATGCTTCACTGGTCAGTACGACCACAAAGCAGACCATCGAACGAGACATCTTCTTGGATGCCAGTCTTTATCCGATCGGTGTCACAAGCGGGCCTTTGTACATCTCTAACGTGAACGTCAAACCACGTAACGTCGAGATCGTGATTGCAGACAGATCTCGCCAGCCACGTGCAATTGCATCGTTCGATCCACTGCAAGCAGCTGACGTACTGGATGTCGTAGATCTGTTTGGTCGCCCAGCGGGTGTACTTGTCTCAGATACCATGCGACTGTCCCGCTTTACTGCATGGGCTACTGGTGATCATCAGTTCGCACCAACAGCCACACAGTTTGCACCCAGCTGTTGCATACCGACGCCGGAGAGCGGTGTTCGCGGGATGATGACCGAAGACGGGGCGTTGTTTACTGGTGATCTGGTCATCATCGGAGAGAATGGGGTCGTTGTTCGCAAAGAAAGCAACGATGTCATACGCATTGATGTCGTAGGTGATCCGCTGTTCCGACGTAAACTGTGTACGCCAGTGGACCTGTTCACCACACCTCGCTTCATCCGCACCATCAATGGCTGTCCGCCTGACAAGTACGGCAACTTCAATCTGACGGTCGGTGGTAACCTGAACTCTGAGACAATCCTCCGCATCTACAAGGCCGACACAGGTCTGATCGTTGAGGCTGTCGGCACCACCATCCAGGAGGGGTAATATGGCCAGTCTATCCTGGTACAACGACAATCAATTCCGGGACTACCCGTTCCTGTTGCGGGTGGATCCCCTTGCCAGCACCACAGGTCTCGCATCGCTATCGAGCGAGAGTGTGCTGTTCAATCTGCCGCAGTCGGCGATACTCGACTTCGGTGCCATCATGGATATCGACGCAGGGTTTGATGACGCCGACGGGCACACCGTCTACCTGTACTCGATCGAGCGGTTCGCGGATGTCCTCACGTTTCGATTCCGTACCACGGCGGTAAATGCCCTGAATACTGAGCTGGTGTTTTCCCGTAGTATCGATGCAGCGGAGTTCGCAATCAGTCACGAAGATGCGTCATCTATTGAGTCTATGCCGTTGCTGGAATGGAGCTGTCCATCAAATTCAAAATGGTCAGGATTCATTGTCACGGGTCGACTACAGGAACTGGCAGCGTTGTTAGCCGACGGTGACACGGCCTACATGGCTGATGGGTTATGGTGCGTTGAACCAGCGCGTATCCAAAACCTGGCCCTTGCGTATTTGCGATCCATTACCGTGGCTAACGCTGCCCGTGTGATGGCGACAGTTCCGGCCTATTGCAGCGAAAGCGTGGGCAGTAACGAGGATACAGTCATCGTGAATGCTTACTGCATGTCAGGAAACATCAAATTTAAGGAGGGATTCAATTGCTCGATCCGACAAGACAATAACAACAATGCCATCATCATCAGTGCTGGTGTTGGCGTTGGTGAAGGGGTTCCTTGTGAAGAAGTCCCGTTGTATGACGGCGAAGCACCACCAGAAGGCAGTTCGTTTCTGTCCGGCGGTGTTGGTTGTCGCGATGTTGTGATGTCTATCAACGGAATAACTGGTACCAATATCACACTGATTCCTGGTCCAGGCTTCAAAATCGAACCACACTCTGTAGACCCGTCTACGTTGGTTGTCGATCGCTCACTCGACGACTTTGCTTACTGCCACGGAGTAGACACAAACAGCAGCATTTCGAGCGACGAGTGAAGCCAGTATGATGCATTGCGGCATGCTGAAGCCTGAATCACAGCACTGGGACCATGGATGGCACTATTCGACCAAAGCAAATGTTCGGTACCGTACGTACCGGAGGTCGACTTTCGCTTTATCAGCGATTGTACGGTACCCCCTGCGCCACCGCCGGTATTTGATTGCCCTGAATTAACAATCCCGTTCGATCCACCACTGCAAAAGATCCCGTGCCCTGAGATTAACGTCTCGGCGACCAGCTCGATCAGCTACGGTACGGACGCCTGTGCCACTCCGATATTCAACGTGGCGGTCACGACAACCAAGAACCAGGATAATGGTTCCTGCGCATTCGATATCGACATGGATTTCGATATCAGGCTCCCACCACCAAAGATCCCTTGCCCCTCGTTTACAGCACAGGGGAGTTTGCACCTCGTTACTGGTAGCCTGGCCTGCGATACAAAGCCAGCATTTGATGTCACCGTAACGAACACGACAACAACTGACGAATGTACCGGTGCTCGCGAGTGTACCTTCGATCTTGACTTCGACTTAACGATCCCTGTTATCCCGCCGCCCTGCCCGACGGTCACCAGCGGTTCGAATCGCGTCACCGTTGTCACCGTCGCGAGGCCGACCGGTAGTGAGTCCAGTGCTTCTATTCCAGAAAGCACAGTGGATGTCACGATTACCACGCAGAATATCGGTACCTCGTGCAACCCGAACTGTGAAATCACGTTCGATTTCGATTTCACGCTCGTTATCCCACTGTACCCAACTTATATCCCACCGATTTTCCCCACTGGCCCATTGCCGACAGGCGGCGGTGGCTCTGGACCCTCCGGCCCAGGCTCTGGACCTTCTGGGCCTGGTTCTGGCCCGTCCGGACCCGGTTCCGGCCCTTCAGGCCCCGGTTCCGGCCCTTCAGGCCCAGGCTCTGGGCCTTCTGGGCCTGGTTCAGGTCCGTCTGGACCTGGCTCTGGGCCTTCTGGGCCTGGTTCTGGCCCGTCCGGACCCGGTTCCGGCCCTTCAGGACCTGGTTCTGGTCCCGGTTCGGGTCCTGGTTCCGGCCCTGGTTCCGGCCCTGGCTCGGGTCCCGGCTCTGGACCGGGCTCTGGACCCGGTACCGGGCCACCAACGGGGCCACCAACGGGGCCGCCGACCGGACCGCCGACCGGGCCGCCGACCGGACCGCCGACCGGACCACCGACCGGACCACCGACCGGACCACCAACAGGGCCGCCGACCGGACCACCAACAGGGCCACCAACAGGGCCACCAACAGGGCCACCAACAGGGCCACCGACGGGGCCGCCGACCGGACCACCAACGGGGCCTGGTTCTGGCCCTGGTCCTGGACCAACAGGCCCCACCGGTCCAACAGGTCCCCCGGGTCCACCCGGTCCCTGCTGCGACACAAACAACGCACTGGTGGAATCAGTGATGGCAGAACGTATGCGTGGCTGGACAGGTGTTGTGGAGCCACACGCAGCGTTCCTTGTGATCGAGAACGGACTGATTACCGACGTGATCTACGCGGACGGTAAATAGCCGATCGCTGGTCACGTCGCAAAATCTGTGCATATACTGCCACCGCACCAGAACATCTCTGGTGCGGTGGCACTTCAATCAAAAGATGCAGGCAGCCGATATGCGCAGACTGAAAATTGCCGTGTATACCATGGCAAAAAACGAAGCAGCTCATGTGCAGCAATACGCCGCGACGACACAAGGCGCAGACGCTGTCGTGGTCACAGATACCGGCAGTACAGACGGCACACCGGATCTACTGCGAGATCAAGGGATCACAGTACACAATGCCAGTATTTTACCATGGCGATTTGATACAGCTACCAACTGTGCCCTGTGCAACGTACCCGCCGATATCGATGTGTGCGTGAAGCTCGATCTGGATGAAGTGCTGTATATGCCCGACGGTATGTCGTGGCGAGAAGAGATCGAACGACTGTGGCAGCTGGACACTATTCAACTTCGGTATTGGTACACCTGGTCCTGGCATGTACGCGGTAAGGTGCCCAGCAATAAATTTGTCACGCAAAACATTCATGCTCGGGTGGGTTGTATCTGGCGGCATCCCGGGCACGCCTCGCTTTGTACATACGGTCCGCCAGATCGGCACAAGATGGTGATGTCGGACAAACTGGAAATACATCATTACCAGACCAGCAAGAGCAGGCCCGACTACACGAAGCTGTTGAGCCTCGCCGTTGTCGAAAACAGGTGCCCACGGACGCTTTTCTACCTCGGGCGGCAGCATTTCACTGATAAACGTTACAAGCAAGGCATTGAAGTGCTCACTGAGTACCTGCAGCACCCACAGGCTAATTGGCGGGCGGAGCGTGCAGATGCGATGCGAATGATCGGTATCTCGTGTGAAGCACTAGGCGACGCAAATCAGTCCATGTCCTGGCTGATGCGGGCACACGGTGAACTTAGCAATGTCCGAGAGTTGTGGTTTGCCGTCCTTCGATTGTTTTGCAACATTGGTGACTTCGCAGGCGGTTACTGGGCAGGGACAAAGTGCCTTTCGTTGCAACACAACGAAGCCTGGAACGGCCACGAAACAGCTGCATGGTTCGACATGCCGCATATCTACATGGCCAAATGTGCGTGGCACACCGGCAAACACGATGCAGCTGTTGATTTCTTGAAAAAGGCCATTGAGATCAACCCAAACAGCCAGGCTGCCAAAGAGCTGGCACTGACGATTGGAATACCGCTATGAAACTCGCGATCTATACCATCGCCAAAAACGAAGAGCAAAACGCTGAAGCGTTCATGAAGAACTGCCAAAGTGCGGATCTGATTGTCATTGGTGACACCGGCAGCACTGATCGAACAGCCGAAATCATCCAGGATATGGGTGGGACGGTTGTACCGCTGCACGTATCCCCGTGGCGGTTTGACGTACCGCGTAACACCATGTTGTCCATTCTGCCGCCAGAGATTGATTTTTGTTTTGCGACAGATCTGGATACCCGATTCAAGGATCCGAATTGGCGAGACATCATTGAGGCGAAGTGGGATGTCAATGCCTACGACCGGCTGCGTTTCCGTTACATCCACTCATTCTTACCAGACGGTACGCCAACCGCATCGAGCATGAAGAACTTCGCTCATTCGCGAAACAACTACTTCTGGCAGCACGCTGTTCACGAAGCTCTCTATTTCACAGGTCCCGGCGAGGAGCGTGTGCTGTCTCTTCCAGAACTGGTCACTGAACACCATCAGTTACCCAAAGACAGGTCCAATTACATCGACCTGATGCGGTTGGAGTGCAAGAGCCCCACCTGCACACCCCGCCATATGTTCTGGCTGATCCGCGAATGCACTTTCCATAAACAATGGGAAGAAGTCATCGAATGGACTGATCGGTATGTCAAGTACCCGGATCTCTGGCGAGTGGAGCACGCGGTCGCACTAAAGTGTAAAGCAAAAGCCCTGTCAGAACTGGGCAAAGCATCTGAGGCGTTGGTGGCACACATGGAGTCGATCGCCCGCTCGCCCGAGACGCGAGAAGTGTGGCTGGATCTCGGGTGGTATCACTACACCCGCAAACAATGGCTTCCTGCTTACGCGGCGGTCTGTCAGGCATTGACTATCCTCAATAAGCCAGAGCATTACCTGACCAGTGCAGAAGCCTGGGGGTACAAGATTCATGAGCTGGCTTATTTTTGTGCCTGGAATCTGCAACTGAAGGCGCAAGCCACCAAGCACATCGACATGGCGATCCGGTTAGCCCCTGACAGGCAGGATCTTGTAAGACTGAAAGCTGTACTGGACAAGTAAACATGGCCCGCAAGCGACGATTCATCCTGCAACATCATCGGTCGCCCGGCGACCTTGTCTGCTTGTCTGCATTGATGCGTGATATCCACGTAGCGTACCCGGGAAAATATGAAACGGACTTTGATACGTCTGTAGAGCCCATCTGGGCAAACAGTCCGTACATCACGCGATTGTGGAACCACCAGCCAAAAACACCACGGATCGAAGTCCCCGGCGCCGAGATGATCCAGTGTCAGTATCGACAGGGGTTGACTGTCTCGAACACCGAGGCGGTTCACTTCTGTCACTGGTTTCACCGGGACTTTGAGCAAACAACCGGGATCCACGTCCCGCCAAGCAAGCCATACGGCGATATCCACCTCTCCGAGCATGAAAAGGCCACTCCGCCCGTTAAAGGACGGTATTGGTTGCTGCTCAGTGGTGGTAAATCAGACTTCACCATCAAGGTCTGGCTGACTTCTTACTTTCAACAGGTTGTGGATGCGATTGGTGAACTGGGGCTTGGCGTGGTGCAGACCGGGGCAGCGTATGCGGGTCATTGGCATCCGGTACTGTACGGTGCCAATCTGATCAACTTATGCGGCTGGGGGAGCTTCCGGGAGTTCCTGCAACAGGTTTATCATGCCGACGGAATCATCTGCGGGGTAACAGCAGCCATGCACATGGCGGCCGCGCTACAGAAGCCCTGCGTCGTCCTGGCGGGTGGTCGCGAATCATGGTGGTGGGAAGCCTACGTGCGCGAAAACAAAGGGCTGGGAGCGGTCCGTAACCAGCTCACCGTACCGCATCGGTTCCTGCATACGATCGGGCAGCTCGACTGCTGCGACGCCCGGGGTTGCTGGAAAGACAAAGTCGTCAAGATCGATGCCAGTAACTCGATATGCAAGCGTCCATTACTTACTCCCGAGATGCCGATCGCGGAATGCATGAACATGATCACTCCGGATCATGTCATGGCGGCTGTACTTTCGTATTATTTCGACGGTACGATACCTACCGATGGCGTGCCAGGATTGGCTGCAAAGGTTCGTGAGAGAATGCGGGACGTTCAAAATGCCTGATCCGAACGTGTTTCGTGACCTATCGTGTAAACCAATCGGTGAGCGATTGTCATACGAACGTGGCGACGGTAAACAGATGGAGCTGCAGATGAATAAACCACACCATGCAAAAGCAAGAGCGACGGTCGTTGTTCCTCACGGTGTTCCGATCACAATTAACCCTGCGGCAGGAATCAACGCCACGCAGCTCAAACGCCCTGCTTCAAAGCCAGCTCAGATTGAATTCAGCATCCCGCAGAATATCCCTGACCACCCGGCTGTAGGTGGTAAGGTGACCATTTTTGTGCTGTTCTACGGTGATTACTTCGATCTGCATCAGCGATGTCTGCGATCGCTGCTGGCAACAGTCCCTGCCAGCCGCATGGAGCTGCGTGTTGGGTCCAATATGCTGGGTGCCCGCTCCCTGGAGCTGATCAACCAGTACGTCGCTGCAGGTGTGATTACCTGTCACTACCAGCACGATGAGAATGCGTACAAGTACCCAGTCATGCGTGAAATGTTCTGGGACCCTGGGCACCCAATTACCACAAAGTGGGTGCTGTGGTTTGATGACGATTCCATTTGTGACGCAGACCAGAACTGGTTCAACATTCTGTCCACGCACATTGCACAGCACCACAAAGACAAAGATGCCCACCTGATCGGAGCGAGTTATACATGGGACGCCAACAAGAAACAGCGGGAAGTGTTTATGTCCCGTCCGTGGTACAAAAACCGACCGTGGCGGGACACAAACGGACGCCCCAGTCCTAACGGATCCACGATTGTGTTCGTACATGGTGGTTTCTGGGCAATCACCGCGGAGGCTATTCGAGAAGCAAACATTCCTGATCTCGGTACTGGGTTGCTACACACCGGCGGAGACTGGCAGATTGGTGAACAGGTTTATCAAGCCGGGTTTGGCATGAAACAGTTCAACGGTAAGAAGCAGTTTGTACGCACGTCGTCAGTGGCCCGCCGTGGGGCGACAACACCCACCGTTGATCAGGTGACTCAACCAGTTATCATTCCGGCAGCAAAGCCGATCATTCACGTACCCATCCTCGAAATCAAGCAGGCAGCGCTACAGAAGAACGACCCGCCGATCGTACTCAAGCCTATTGTGCGGCTCTAATGACAAGACGTGTCACACTGGATCGCGATTACCTGATTCAGATGGCCATCGCGGATGACTTCTACGCGGCGGTCCCGGCCTTCCAGTATCTACAAGATGTTGCAAAAACGACCTGGAAGCACCTGCAGACCAAGAAGGACTGCATCAAGTGCTTCCATGAATGGAATGCCATGCGTGGGGTGTGTGACGCTATTTTTCTGAAGCTGCGACAGCTCAAGGAAACCAATAACCCCGCCATACAGGATGTGAAACGGTGGCTGTCCAAGCGGAAAGGGTACGCTGTAGGTGTCTGCGTGCTATACTATCGCCGATCACGAACGCAGGGAAAAATTGCGAAGTTCGAATTCTGACCACGGAAGGATCCGCGGATGGCCCGGTCAATCAAGCTGAAATGGTCAAGCAGCCGATACATCTACCAGCGGCACGACGGTATCCGTGTTCGCTTCGAGGTGGTGTGCAGTACCGGTATCAATTCTTCGATCTTTGCGTACCGGTTACAACAGGTCACAGAGAACACGACCGCAGGCTACTTCAGCCACATCTGCTCACCCGTGGATATGGCTGAGTTTCCGGTCAATGAACCGATTCCGGGGCAATCCCCCGAGTGGTTCCGGTTGAACTACGTCGATATCTTCCTGCGATCAATGACAGAGGTCGAGAACTTCATCGAAATCGTACGGCAGGATGTACGACGATTACTGGCCACGTTAGCCAGTATGGACACGCTGCTTCCACGCGGAATAGACGTGCTGGGTATCGACTGTGACCCTGACGAAGAACCGGACCCCGACCCGAGCCCTCCGTCTGAATCGGTCTCTTACGGCGATATTCAGGAAGCATTCGCAACAGGAACCACCGAACAATTTGTTGGAACCGGTGTCACTTGGTCCAACGTTGGTGACGGTGCAGGTTCCCCAGTAGGTGCTGAAGACAGTTTTGGTTCCAACAGCTCACGTGTTGTGCTGCAAGCTGGCCAATCAAGCAGTCTGCTCCTCGTGCAAGGCTTCGATTTCTCCAATCTTCCCGATGACTGCGTCATTGAGGGGATTCAATCGCAAGTTACGCTGAGAGACGCGACTGATGGTGCAGTAAGCGACGAAAACGTGCTCGGTTCAAACTCCGCGTCAGAAGCCATATCAGCCACTTGCCCACATCTTTCCCTGTTGGCGCTACAACACCCTGATCTCGGTATGAGTGATGACCGTGCTGGTAACACGGGGCTCGCTGGTCCGGATTGGGAACTGATTCTCCGCGGTGGTGATGGGGACCGCTGGGGATTCACAGACATCCCTGTTGCGATTTTACGCGACGGGGCCTTCGGTATTGGTGTTGTCATTCAGGCTTCTAACGAAGCAGGTAGCACAGTGATAGTGGACGGCGTGAAGCTCCGTGTGTTCTTCCGCGAGACAGTCTGATGGCCATCAATCTACTGACACTGGACGATGCAAAACTCGTGGCGATGCTGAGCGACCCACGGATCGTGACGCTATTGCCTTGTCTGGCCGGACCCAAAGGTAAACTGCAGGACCTTGAACCTGGTGGCAAATTCTGCCAGCTCTGTGATGCCAAGAAAGGCGGGGTAAAAACTGCAGCAATGGCATCAGCGCGGCAATGTGTCCTGCAGGTACGTGGCGAAAAACTCAAAGAATTGAAGACGCTGTTGAATGCCCGACAGCTGCGCATCTATGTACGACAGGCCAACAACAAAAAGATGATCTACACGCTGTGAACAGCTAAATCACACCCAAAAATGTGGCATATAAGGTAGTTCTCTTGAAGTAACTTTCAGAGATCAAGATTTAGCTGTGTTTATGCATGCTCGGTGACTACGCAGGCGGTCTGCGGTAAATAAGAACCAAGTGTGGCACGGAAGAACCCCAGTAAGGATGACAGACGCCATGGTTACATCAGTTGATTTCGCTACCCAACCCGTTGCTCAAGTCGCTCCTGCTCAACAGGAAGACCGATTCGACGATATCCCGCAATACGTGACGCAGGTGATCGCTGGCCAAGTTGTCAGCATTCCTCGTGTCTCAGCAGTCGTCGGCCCCGAAGGTGAGATTACTATCCCAGTGTTTGATTACTGGAAGTAACACTCACACTACCTCGCAGTCATACCAATCCGTTGAGCGACCCATTGTTGGTCGTGAGGAATGCCGCCTACGTCACAATCTTGTGCGTACACGCAGCCCCACGATCAATTTTGGACGCTCAATGGGTTGGTGTAGGTGGTTGAAAGAACGAATACCTCTGTTTTTTCTTAGCTATTCGCATGTACGACGTGAAAAAGGCAGAATTTGGTGGTGAAAATGACAAAAAACAGTACGCTTGAGCGGGTTTCGGTGTTCGAAACAGCATTTTCACCTGCAGGAAGTCAAAAATCATGTTGAAAATCGTGTCTGCCACGTTCAGTGCCAATAAAGGCGTTGTCATCATCGCTGGTGACAACCAGGAGGAGGTCATTTCCTCTGCCGCAAGACGCATGGCCGTCGAAGCAGCAGCCGGTCACCTGACGCGACCCGGTACATCCGGACAAGAATCGCCATACCCGGTTGATGCAGACGGCAATACCAGCGAAGAACTGATCCTGGGGCGGGGCGACAAGAAGATCGCCGGTTACCGTTGCGATTTCAACATCAGCGGCGCCCCTTAATCATGCTGACCACCGAGGAAATTACCCACGGCATCGGTATCCCGCCGTTGCAGCTCAGGGCGATTTTTCGCCGCCTCGGTTACACCACAATGCCAGCAGCAGAAGCATCGTTGACTGTCGACGAATGCTTCTGCTTTTGGCTTGCGTTGTTAATCGACCGTTTTCGTTTCTTGACGGCTGATCAGCGATCGTTGCTGGCTGACGAGATGATCCCTGCGTTCAAAACAATGGGTACGGCTATCCAGGCTGATACCGTCGGGTCGCCGATGGTTGCGATTGCCGACAGTCGTTATGCTGTATGGCATGGTCGCACAGGGTGGCTCGATCTCACTACTGGCGATACCGTGCAGTACACGCAGGCACCGCTGGAGTCGTTGGCCTACAACCTCAAGGTGCTCTTTCACCGCAACCACGCCGCTTGTCTGGATGCACGTCAACGCCGGGTAAAGCACAATGAGCAATCTTCTCAGCCCGCAGCAACGAATCGCCCGTGATGCGTTTATGTCCCCAGTGACATACGCCACGGTATTACTCACACTCGTTGTAGATGTCTACGGGACTGAATGCTTCAACTGGGACCCTGAAACGTTGCAGATGGAGCTGAACGATGATTACCAAATGCAGATACCGCAAGCCAACCTTGATCGGTTGATGGTTGCCATCCTGATGCAAGGAAGCCCGGACTTCTACAAGTCACTCCCGGACTTCATCGAATACTGTAACGTACTCTCTGGCGATTCTTACGATCCAGGAACCTGGGATCCGGCAGATGCGACCGAAATTGCCTGGGGTATGTCTGAAGCCATGTTGATCTGTCCGCCGGACGACGGGGACGACGAGCCGTTTACAGAAGAGATTTTGGCGTATATCGGGCAGGCACTGTCGTCCGAAGGGATTATGACACCGCCCGATATCCTGCAGATCGCACTGCGTGATAGCGACCCTGTGGCCAAGGTGTCCACGGAATACTCTGACGATCCGATCATGTTCAACTCGATCTACGACTTGGAATCGTCCAAGACAGAATCAATCAACGTTGCCATACGAAACGGCCTGCAACGTTTAAGCGAACAACTTGACGCACTACAACTGCGTTCAGGTTCGACGAAAGGTGTTGTGCAGCAGATGCTGCAAGCCCTCTCTACCAAAGGTAGTCACTCCACCACTTAGGAATTTTGATCAATGGCCAAAGCCACGCAGGAACCCGCTGTTGTCGATAACGGTTTCGAAAGCACCCCATTCATCAACCTGCTCGACGAGCACTGGAACGCCGGTTACCAGGTCTTGTTCGTACACACTGCCGAGGAGTTCCGCTGCGAGCAAGAGATCAGCCATCTGGCCGCGGATCTCAAGGTCGGAGTTGTGTTCTGGGACGTTGCCGACGGCTTCACGATGAACAACCAACCGTTCCCGGGACTGGAAGACGAGAAGTACAAGAAACCGTACATCGCACTGGATACAGTCACCAGCACAGACAAGTTCAAGAAGACGGGGAACTCCGGCGATTACTTCTTCGTGTTCCGCGACCTGGACGATTTCATGCACGAGCCTGTCGTGCGTCGTCGCCTGCGTACGCTGGTCGAACGCAACAAGCTGTCCAACAGTACCTTCAAGCGTCCGATCGTGATCATCTCGCCCTCGTGCAAGATCCATGAAAAGCTGAAGACGGAAGTCACGGTCCTGCCGTTCAACCTTCCTGACGAGAGGCGGCTGGCGTGGCAGGTCGAACAGCTGCACGCGCACATTGAGCAGAACTCGCCAGAGCCCATCGGGGCACTGGACCCTGATCTGCGACAGCTGATCGCTACCAACCTCCTCGGTCTGACCGCCAAGGAGGCAGATGACTGCGTCAGTCGTTGCATCGTACGGCACAGCGGGTTCGTACCCGAGATGATCGATACGATCAAGGACGAGAAAGCCAACATCATCAAGCGATCGGAGGTGCTAACCTACATACCGGCACACACCACGCAATCGCGGGAAGAGATCGGCGGCTTTGACAACCTGATGAAGTGGCTGGACGAACGCAAAGGGGCTTACACGACGGCCGCGCGTGAGTTGCACATCGACGCCCCTCGTGGTGTGATTCTGCTCGGTGTCCCCGGTACGGGTAAATCGGTGGCCGCCAAGGCCATCAGTCAGGTCCTGAGCCTTCCGGGATACATCCTGGATATCGGTGGCTTGCTGGGAAGCCTGGTCGGCGAATCGGAAAGCCGCACGCGATCTGTGCTGCAGACGATCGACGCCCAGAACGGCTGCGTGCTGCTGATCGACGAAGCGGACAAGATGTTCGGAAACGTGACGAACTCCACTGGAGATTCCGGCGTGTTCAAGCGTGTCTTTGGACAGATCCTGACGTGGTTGTCTGACAACCGCTCCCGTGCATTCGTTGTGCTGACGCTGAACAGCATCCAGGGTATTCCACCCGAAATGCTGCGTGCTGGTCGTTTCGACCGAATCTTCTACACGGACCTGCCATCACCGGCAGAACGGCGGAAGATCATGGAGATTCACCTCAAACGTCGCAAGACAGATCCTGAGTCGCTCAACTTCAGCGACGCAGACTGGACCGCGATCGTTGAAAAGACCGACAAGTACGTGGGTGCCGAGCTGGAACAGGTGATCTGTACCGCTCGTTACAAGAGCTTCGCCAGTCGAGCGGTCGGGACACCAACGCTCGATGAGATGCTGGAAGCGGCTAATTCTGTGATCCCGATGGCCCGTCGGAACGCTGACCAGATCAATGCTATCCTGGATTTCTGCAAGGACACGGCAGAACCGGTCAGCTCTGGCAACGAAGTGTCGCAAGTTGCGGCACCCATCCAGCAGCGTTCCCGCGGACTGCAGACGCAACGTACCCGCCAGGTACCCGGCAACAACTAATAGCCACGCAGATAACCCCGCTGTACAAACAGCGGGGTTTACCTCCTGACTACCTTCTCGGTAAGATGCCTGTCGATGCGTATTGACATGGTCTACACCACCCCCTATCTGGAGTTTGTTGAATGTCGCACATCACCACGTGTAAAGTCGAAATGACCGAGATCGCCCACCTCGAAGCTGCGATCAAGCACCTGGGTCTTCGCACCATCGGCACCAAGGTCCATGACCTGTTCGCCGGACAGAAGGCAGAAGGCCTGGGCATCCTGCTGGACGACTGGCGGTACCCGCTCGTCATCAACGTGAAGACCGGCGAGGCCAAGTACGACAACTATGGCGGTGGCTGGGGCAAGCAGATCGAGCTGGACAAGCTCGTCCAGCGGTACGCTCTGGCCGCCACGCAGGCGAAGGCTCAAGAAGAAGGTTACCTGTACGAGGAGCGGCTGCAGGAGAACGGTGACGTTGAGGTGCATATGGAACAGTTGTACGCCTAGCGTACCTGCTCCCGACTGACGACGCATGTTGCGTCTACTCTTCCCTTACTCCGCAGCGCTATCAAGCAGGTTTCCATGAGCAGTCCAAAGATTATCGCCAAGATTCCTCTCGTCGGAATCTCTCTGGGGCAACGCAAGCCCACGTTTGCTGTTGAAGGTGTCGTAGGTAACGCCTGCACGAACATGACGGCAGCGTTCGAAAAGGCCATCGGCTCTGTGACCAACGTCGAAGAGACGGCAGCAATGTACGAGGACATCCCGGAGGAACACGAGAAAAACAACGAAGGCTAATCGCCAACGTTGGGTCTGTTCCACTCAGCAGCGGGTCGTTTCGATGACCCGCTGCTTTCTTTTTGAGTGAGCCCTGTTTATGTATGCAGTGCTACCGTGTATTTATGCCGACGATCTGGCTGACGATGAGCTGGACGTACTCTGCGAAGACACAGGCAACAGTGGTGATGACTCGTTTGTTACACCACTCTCGCTGTTACAGGAGATCATCGAATCAAACGATACCGGTGATATCGAATCAAACGATACCGACGACGATAACGACGA